CTTGTCTTTTGATGGTGCGTAATCCTTTGCTTTTATCTGAAAATCAAATATTTATATATGTTTCTGAAATCAGCTTCTTTGTATTGTTCTGTACCTTTCTGTAACATGACTCTATTTTAATTGGTTACTGTTTGTTTTTGATTACATGGTAAAGATACTCCATTTTGTTGTATGTACAAAATATTGTAGTATAAATATTTTATGATTTATCAATATTTAACAAAACGAATGATGTGGAAAATTTTCCTCATTATTTTATACGATATAGTCTATTTTCGTATAGTTGTGGAAGATTTTACGCAAAAATGATTGACATAGAATTAAACACGAATGCCGGAGCTTCTTACCCCGGCATTTCCCTGTTCATCATTTGCATTTCCGAATATTCCTTTGAAATTTTCGCCTCATTCTCCTGTTCAAGAGACCGTTATCGGCAAACCGATTCAAGGTATCCTTCTCTTCCGGCGAAAGCAGGTTATAAACCTCCTTCCTCGACTTGCCGGAACAGATGGCTTGTATGATTTTAGCTATCTCCATGTACTTCCCGAATTAATTTCTTTCTGCAACACTCACATAGGAACTTCTTCGCCACGGGGAACATCTTCTGCCCGATATATCCCCGAAGGTACTGTTCTTCCTCCCCGTAAGGGTCAATGCCGAACGTCCGGGATATATGCCTGCACAAATGCCCCTTTTCATGGTCCCAAGAGTTTTGGAACTGTTCGGGGCTCGTCGTCATGGCAATTACCATCACCGTTCGTCGATGTTCGAAATTGGAATATGTAAGTCCTGTATTCAAGTTACCGGACGACAAACTTCTGAAAGCATTTTCCAGATTATTCCCCGTACAACCGATCCGTTCCAGCTCCCGGAGTATGGTGTTTGTCCAGTAGGTGGTAACGGCGTAAAAAACCCTTACGTGCCAGTCGTATTTCGCTATGTAGAAATCCTGAACAATCATGTTTTATAACATATTTTCCCACATGATCGGAGTGCCCGAACCTATACAGTCGGCATAGAAACGTGTAAAGGGCAACCCGTCGTAACCGTCAGGGTCGTCGATATAGTCCTTTACAAACAGAGCCAAATGGGTATCGTCGGGAATCGATGACTTCAAATAGTCGGCCTTACCCATATTGGCGACAAATACATGGTCGTACCCTTTGGAATTTTCCAACTTCACGCCCGCCTGTGTCAAGATGACCTCCACGTCTTCTTTCGAAAGGGCTTTTATCTCCTCCTTCTTTCCGGTGGTCTTGTTTTCGGCCTTCATTCTGGAAACCGCCCACTCGCACATGTTCTTGGAGAAGTGCCAGCCGTATCGGGAAAGGTACTCCGTCATGCCAGAGGGGAAAATATCATAAATGTCTAATCGTTGGTTCATAACACTGCTTTTTTATGTTTTTGAAGAGAGAGGGGATTTCTCCCCTCCCGATTAATAGAACTCGCCGTTGGCCCGTCTGCGTCTGCGTTCCCCCATTTCGTCATAGTACGAAGGAGGATAACCGGGAGCATAACGGTTGTTCATTCCACTGGAAGAACCTCCGCCATAATTCCCGCCGCCGTAACTGCCGCCATTATTGCCACGGAAGCCCATATCGCCGCCCTGCATTTCCCGCATGGCAGCTTCATAGCCTTTCTTGTAGCCGTGCTCGCAACCTTCCTTGTAGGCCATTTCGAGCTCTCTACCGCCGCGTTCATTGAATCCTTCATATCCACGGCCTTCTTCTAATATTGACCACATTCCCATATTACTTTTTGTTTTTAGAAGTTTCAGAAACACTGAGCTGTTCCATCAGTTTCTTGTTCATGGCCATTAGGTCGGCCATGCTTCTGCTCATTTCGGACATCTGCCCTTTGAGGGTGGCAATCTCCTGCTCCTGCCTTTGCTTCTCCGCAAATTCGGGATTCAAAATTGTCAATATCTTGTCGCACCCGGCAATCACGTTCTCGTGGTAATTACGCCGGTTCAGTTCGTCCAAGCTCTTTTGCCGGATAGCCGACACTTCCGAGTTCATGGCCTCTCTGGAACAAGATATGACGATGTTTCCGTTTTGCCCGAAGTCAGCGATGTCCGCCCCTGCCGGCAAGTTCTGGAACGTCGTGTTCTGCCCGTTCACGCAGACCACCACGTCCACCACCATTTCCATCTGTGGTATCTGCCCGATAGGTGTCGGCATGGGGTACTTGGGCTTCGCAGCCGAAACGCTGACGACGGAACCTATATCCACTAAGGGATTTTCGTCCTTATGAAGGATAAATAACTGGTTGTTTGCTCGAAGATTCTGAAACATAGTTTTTTTTGATTTAATGGGACTGCCCGATAAAAGGCAGCCCCGTGTTAATTATTTGCTTTTGGCAGCGACGTTGGTTGCCGCCGTCGCCGTAGTAGGTCTGTACCCACCGTTGACAAGGTACACTTCGTTGGTGTACTTGTTGTAATGGATTTCATAGATCCCAGTACCGGCTATATTCTCTACCGTCACCGGCTCGTTGTTGTAAGCCAGCAGAGGTCTCGTGTCCCCATTCGTCCCGATGAGAATGGGAAGCGTTGCGGTCGTTCCGGCGGGTATCGCCTGACGGAGATTGATATAGAATCCTCCCACATAGTCCCTGTTACGGAACGCATGGTCGGGAAGTTCCAAAGTCACGTTCTCCGTGCCGACCGTCACCGCCACCGTTGGCAGCGTGTTGAAATTCGCCCTGCCCAACGTCGGGAACGGAAAGGGAAACCCTGTAAAAAAGTTAGGCCACATATATACCTCCTTTCTTACTGGAATTAACCCCAGTAGTTGTTGCAACCGCATCCGTAACCGCTGCGCCCGTATGCGACATCGCCCGCATAAGCTCCATAAGCGGCAGCCCGGTACAAGTCCGTGTTTACAGCCTGAATGTTCGGATATACCACGGGAACGGTATTGGGCAATTTACACTTGATGCCGTCCACATCGCTTTGGAGAGCCTGCAAACCGGCAGCGAGGGGAGCAATCTGTTGCCCTACCGCATTGAGAATGGTCGCATTCTGGTTACGTTGGGAGATTTCAGCCGCCAAAGTAGCCTTCTCTGCCGTCAAAGCGGTGATCTTGTCCTGTAAAGCCTGAGTTTGGATAGAATCTAGCTTCGCCAAAATGGCACGAGTGTTCTCATTGCCGCTGTCCACGAGGGAATGGGTTTGTTCCGAGGTGGCGATACGGGTTTCATATCCCTGTCTCTCGATTGCGTTTTGCGTCTTGCAGCAGCAATCTGCGATTTGAGTCGCCAGCGTACAATTACTCGATTGAATGCTGTTGATGATCTGTTGTGCGGACATGCCCACTTGGTTGCCGACACCCTGAATCAAGCCCTGAATGTTGCACAAGGCGGATTGTAACTGTTGGGTAGAGCAGTTCAAGGACGAAGCGAGTTGGTTGATGGCATTACCGTTCCCTTGAATGGCCGACATCAGGTATTCACGTCCTACATCGCCGTTCAACTCGGCAGGAAGCCCGCCCCGGTTGCCAAAACCTCCGAATCCGTTACCGCCCCAGCAGAACCACAGCAGGATAATCCAAATCCACCACATGCCTCCGCCCCAAGCGTCCTGATTGTTCCTTCCCTGATTGAGAAGGGCCAAGAGTCCGGGATCGACCCCTTTACCGCCCATCAGGTTGGGCAATAAAGCCATGATGTCGAACTTGCTTCCGCCACCATTGGGCTCTTGATTGAAAACATACGTTCTTTCCATATAGATATAATTGATGGTTACGGCCAATATCGGCCGCATACAAACGTATGGCTATTGCCGTTGCTATCCTCTGATTTCGGTGGCTATCCTGTTGCTGACCCGTTGATTTGTCGTTGTCAGAATAAAACTTCCCGAACACCGCTGTTTCAGGCTGTTTTTCAATTTGTTCACTCCCTGTCGGGTCATGGAAAGATAAGCGGCGGTGTTCTCCTCGGAGAAGCCGAGCGATACCAACGCACAGATGAGCAGGCAACGTGCGTCGACCGCATTTTTGTTCGCCCCGTTGATCAATTCGCCGTAACACAGCTCACATTCCTCGCAAACGATTTGCAAGACGTGTTCAAAGATTTCATTAGTTTTCATATCTCTTGCCTTTTTAAATATTTGTTAAATTATAGATTGTTGACACAATAAAAAACATCACGTTTCTGTTTAAAGGCTGTGAAAGCCTCGTAACATTCCCCGTGATGTTGTCTCTTGTTAGTTTTGGAAGAGCAGCAAGAGATTGAGGCTTTCCTCTTTATACTCCGAAGCCCCGGAAGGAGTCGTAAATCAAATTATATCAAGAAACCCAGTCCTTTCAATTTTGTTATCCATTTCACGATGTAAGGGAAGAGCAGCAAGACAATGCCACCGAGAGCCCACCAGCACCATCGGGGAGTCTTGTACTTTACTACCTCGACGGGGTATGGTACTTGTATGCTTTCCGTCTTGGATATATACAGCGTATCGGTTCTGTCCTTGAACCTATATATGTACTTGTATTGGAACTCCCGTATCGTGTCTCCCGATTTCTCGATGAAAACACTGTCCCGCATGTATATGGAATCGAGCTGCACACGATTCAGATACACCGTGTCGCTCTTTGTCGTTTCCACAGGAACATACACATGTCTGGTACAACTCGTCGCAGCCAAAAACAACAATAGGAATACGATATGTCTCATAGGCTCAGTATTTGTTTCCGGTTCTTCGATGTCGACACATAAGACACGTGCACCCAACTGTAATTGCTCTCGTCAATCAACTGGTCGAAGGGAAGGTTATCCCGAATCAACTCGAACAGCTTCTTGTTCTCCGTCTTGCTCCCTGCCGTTATATCCGCCGCCTCGCCCCTCATGTGCTGGCTCGTTTTCGCACCACCCACAGCGGCATTGAGTTTGGAACAACGATAGCCCGAATTGACGGTTATCGCCTTCCCGTACATCTCCCGCAGTGGGTCTAAAACATGGGTGACAAGGTTCGACAACTGGGCCGACACTTCGGTCGTCGGGGTATTGTCTATACCCAGTTTATCGGCCGTTGAACTCTTTGTGAGTTCTTTCATCGTGAAGTATTTCATATCTCGAAGATTAAGTTTTCCATGTTGTTAATTCTGTCCGGCTCAGATACGAGCAAATCCTCTTCCGGAAATTTTTCTTGAAATTCTTTCCATAACAGATACTCCATTTCCATGTATTCTTCACTGCCTCTTCTTATGCTTTCAGGAGAGACCTCCACGATATGGAAGTTGGTCTGTATGTCGTAGGCATACCTGATACTTATTCCCGGTATTTTCGAGGCAATCGATTGAATCGTCTCGATGACAAAATCCTGTACATTCTTATTCATGTCTTTCTTCATTTTTGGCGACAAAAAAAGCGGTGACTTTTTTAGAATCACCGCTTGTAACGAATGTATGAGAGAGTAGCCTTAGGGTTAGGCTTATCCGTTATTGAAAATGGGACAAACGTAGGCCGAAGGCATTATCAATCCTCTCTCCTCAATTCATCGAGCCATTGTACTGGGTTGACATCTTTTAGACGAGGATAAGCCTTTTCGATTAAAGAATTTAAATAACTTTCATCGAATTTTGGAGAATAATCAGCCGGTATCGGAGGTTTAGAATCCGTATCGGACGAGTTCTGGACATAGGGGAATGAACCTTTTGTATCCATGTGAACAATGTTTATTTTTTTCGGTTCGGGAAAATACCCTTTAATACGATATTGGCTAAACCTAATACATTGATAGTTGTCGTAGCCAGTAGAGATATCAATATTTCCGGTCCCAATGAAAATAATCCGATCCCGCAAAATACAAGAATGGCAATTACTATGAATAACCATATGGGGATAATCCACATGACCCATCTGGCCAAATGTTTACGAAATTGTGTATCTTGTGAATATCGCTCCCGTATTTGTTCGGATAAATTCTTGTCGTCTATATCGCCCAAATTTGAGTCGGGAGAAATATGGACACCATTCTCACTACGTAAATCCAAGCCGCTAAAAGAATCTTTCTGTTTAGTCATGCTTTGGGAGAAATTAGTGTCTTAAAATACTCTTGGATATAACTATCCGGGATTCTATCCCCCCAGCTGAATGAAGGCTGCTTAACGGTCCTATCCCACGGAGAACCGGGCTTGTGAGACCATTCCGTCAGATAGGCGGCAGTTTTAGAACCATAGCTGCCAAAGACCAGTTTCATCAGAGATTCCATTTCGGAATCACGGGCTATTTTTTCAAGGTTTTCATCAGAAAGGGAAATTTCTGAAAAATCCTTTTTTATCAATTTATTTCGAGTGGTCGGGAAAACCGGACCATACGGCCAAGCCTGAGGGTGCTCGTTTGTCAAGCGTTCGTTCTTTACGTAAAGATATACTCCATAAGCTATATACAACAACTTTTGAAGCTTAGTCATGTTAATGAAAAACTTATTCTGGTTAGCAAACGCAATGATATAGTTTGCAACCGTAACGCTATCGTATTTATAGGTATCGCTTATCATCTTGTTGCAAAGTAACAAAAAATATCGTAACATGCAACCAATTCTTATACTTTTTTACGATAAATCAAACGGTGATTCCAAGAAGTCAAAGAACGCTTTCCCGTCGCCGGGTTATAAAAATTCATTTTTTTCGTCAGGCAATCCAAACTTCGATTTGAATCACCAGCCCGCCCAGTATGGTCGCCAGCAAGTCGGCATACGACCAAGCCCCCGGCTTCTTCCACTCGTCGGCAGCCTCCTTGATACAGCCCGCTATGGCAGAGAACAGCACACAATATTCCGCCGTCGCACCTATCACGATGGCGAAGAAAGAGGCGATGACACCTCCTGCGATAAAATGCAGCAGCTTGTCGTGGGGAATAGACAATAACAACCCTTTGATTCTCTCCAAAATTTTCTTCATATTATTCGTTATTTAATCGGTGATAAAAATCGAGCTTGATACGGTCATAGACAGAAAATACATTGGTTTTAGCCCTGTCATCGTTCACCGTATGGGCATATATCTCGTTCTCGACAACCTCTGCCACCCAGTCTATCCATTCAGGATTGGTATAACATGAAAGACGTTTACCCCGATAGGTAAAGTAGTCGAAACGGCTGTTCCTGTCCTCGTACTGGTTCGTGAGATTTCCGATAATTTTTTCATGCGTCCTATTCCTGTCGGATATATGGTTTTCCTTCCTAACTTGTTCGATAATTTCCAAAACCCGTCTGGCGGAAAGGTTGAAAAATTCACTCGTCATGTTCTTTATTCGAAGCTGCGTTTCCGGTCTAAGACCTTCCGATATGTCGGACAACATGTTATTCTGGTCGTTCGTTTTTTCGATAAGCTCTTTCAGGGATTCGCCGTAATCCTCCATACTCTTGGTGATAATCGATTTGAACCACTTGAAGCAGGCCACCATCATCATGGCCGACAACACCAAGAAGAATGCTGCGGTCATCACCAAGAACCCCTGTTCGCTTATCCCTCTGGCTACCTCCGTAGCCTCGTTTATCCCTCCCATATCAATGTTTCTGTTTTTCGATTAACAATCTAGCTTCTCCTTTGCAGGATTCCGCATAGGCGTTATAAGCCTCGAACTCCTCTGCTTTCGTATCTCTTTGCCGAAGTATCGCCAACTCCTCCGACAATGTATATTTCCGACGAATCAATCCGTTTACCGTTTCTCCGTAGTCTATTTGGGCAGGTGGTGTTCCCGTGTCGTCCTCCGTCGCTTCCGGTGCTTCCTCGTACTCATAGACTATCGCCCCGTTCCGGTAATACATCACGGGTATTTTTCCGGGTATCTCCTCGGGAGATGGGATAGAATCTATTCGTATGAATCCTTCTATCAGGGTTTCGCCATAATAAATATTAGTGACTCTTTCGTCGTATATTTTAATTTGTATCATATCTGCTTACGTCTTCAATTATTAAAACATTACCTTTTGTGGTGCTATAAACAAAGTTTTTATAATTTGTTTGACGCCATATATTGTTTTGCGAAACTATATCTGCATCTACCCCTCTAAAAGTTGAATTTAATATTCCATAAGGGTATCTGAAAACATACTTTCCATTATGTGTAAATGCTACTGTTAATCTGTCATCTACATTTATACAATACCCATATTCCTGCACATTGCCTATATCCCCAAAATTATAACTTGTTGTATTATTTTTATTTGATATATTACTCATATGGCAAATCATATTGCCATTTGAAAAAACATATAGTAAGTTTATATTTCCTCCCAAATTTGGAAATGTAAGTTTTTCAAAAGTTAAATCTTCAAGATTTACTTTATACCCATCTTTTGTAAAGGCTATACCATCTGTTATTTTTATGTACTTATAATCATAGGCTTTATTTGTAACTAAATTCCCATCAGCATCATACACATATATATGTGGTTTATCATATCTATGAAAGTAATATACTTTATTATCATAAGCATATACAGCCCCATAATATTTAAGTCCTTCGGGGTTGTCAAGATATTTACCTTCACTTGTTTCTTCATCATACATATAGACAATATTTACAAACCAACAAATTGCAAAAAATATTTTATTGCCTATTTTACAAAGCACATTTCTCATTACACCAGACTCCACCCTGTTAGATGTATTAGAAATGTTTACAGTGTATATCTTTTTGAAATATAAATCTGTCTTTGTGAAATTATTTGTAGTTATAATATAATACCCAGTATCATCAAATCTATAAACCCCTGTAACACTTGATCCAAATTCTGACAAATCAATACATCTTTGAATTGATATTGTACCATCTTCTTGACCGCTAAAAGGCACAAACTCCCCATTCTTATACACATAAGAGTGCAAAGTCTCGCCGTCAATGTATATTTTATTCGGGTTGGTCTCGCCACTTGCTTCAATAGCATCGTAGTTTTCATAGACCTCTGATGCCTTTCCTTCGAGAGCTGTCACACGACCATCTACATTTTGAGCCGCTTGTGTCGCTTTATCGGCTGCCTCATTAGCGAGAGTTGCCGAGTTGTTAGCTTCCGTTGCGGCATTCTCCGCATTTCCTGCCGCTGTGTTGGCGTTCGATGTGGCTGTGTTTGTATCGGAAATAAGCCCTTCGAGCGTAGTTTGCATTTGGGAAAAACTCGTCTCTCTTAGAACTTCCGCTTCGGCTCTATCACTCTCTGCCGAGGCACGGCCGCTTTCAGCCGATTCCCGTTTCGCTTCTTCTGCCGTCAATCTGTCGCCGAGAGCCTCTATATCCGTGGCCGCCTTGTTTGCCTTTTCAGCCGCTTGATTGGCAACTGCCGCCGCCTCTGTCGCAGGGCGTTGAAGCTCGGCGATTTGCTCCGGCGTAAAATCGTCGTAGGTAAAAGGGTCTCCCTTGTCACCTTTTTCACCGGGCAAGGCAACCATTTCCTCCACCACGGCGGCATCGGGCACTACCACCTGCTCATGAACAATTATGCAATCACTATCTGCCATATCACTTGATGATTATATTGGTTTTGTAAACATCTCCATAGTCCCATTTGCCGTCATCGAAATCGGCATCCTCTATCCAGTAATGCCTCTCGACCGTGAGCAAGCCATAGCGGAAAGTTCCGGAATTGAATATGCCGTACAGCACGCCGTCACGGAACACACAGTTCTTACGTGTCTTCCCGTCGTAGCTCACTTCGCAACAACAACCGGCCTCGTCCTTGTAGATGAACTTAAACTTCTTCGTCTCGGCATCGATCGGGCTCCCGTTCTTGTCCTCAAATCCAATGGTAAACTTAATATCCTCCCACGAGTATTTCTCTTCGTACTTTTTGTCACTCATCGCTGCCATCGGATAATGCGTTGAACATTTTTTCCACCAGAGCTTTCGTTTCCTCGACCGTGGAGGTCATGGAATAGACATTCATGTTAAAACTGCCTTGCCCGACAGTGACATGGCCTTTTTCCACACCGTTTTCCACAATTCGGTAATTGACCGCTTGCAGGGTTTCCACAGTCTCTTTTCCGTTGAACGAACGGCTGATGTTTTCGCTGATTTTTACTAACTCAATCATAATGTTTTGTATTTATGGTTAACTGATAATCCCGCTGTCGGGAATGTCGAATGTCACGTTTTTGGATAGTGAGTCGAGTTGGACGCCGGCCTCGCCCGACGAGGAGACCCCATACACGGAACAGGTCAGGTAATAGGTATGGGCTCCCGGTGGAAGGTCCGGATGTATCGTCCCCAAAGGGATATTCAAAATGAGAATCCCTGCTCCCTTGTATTCGTAATCATATATCGCGAGGAATCCGGACCCCGAAATGCGGAAGGTGTATTTCTCACCCACCGGAGGATTTCCGTTCGGAAAACTGATACGCACCTGAAAGTAACTCGAAAGAAAAGTGAAATCCACGATTTTAATCGGGGTATATGTGCTGTTTATCTCGGCTGTCATGGCTATCGATGTGGGTATGGGGAAATAATCCGCCACGGTGATCTGTTTGTCGACCCCTGTCCAGTATTCGAACGACTTCTTATCGATAAGGAACAATGTCACCTTCAAATTCGTCCCTATCGAATCCTCCCCCGGAAATGTGTCGCTCTGTCCGACAGGAAGTATCGGCGGAGTAGTACCGTCACTGAAAAACTTGACCTTGAAAGCGGAGTACCACACATTGCCCACCCGCAAGGTGGTTACGGTATTTGTCGAGGTATTTGTCAGCAATCGGGCAAAACTGCTTCCATTTCCATCGGTTGCCAAAATAGCCGGGTAATAATCGCCGATACTCTTGTCGGAGGCCAGCGACAGCCACGACTCGACGGGTACGCCGGTAGGATTCACCGAAGTGTCGTAATAGTTAATATCGACAAAAAGATACGGCACGTCCGCACTGATTTCGTCAATTTTACTTCCGGTAAGATTAGGTTCCGCATTGTGGTCGTAGCCGTCGAAATCGCTCAGGCGGCAAAAATCCGTCCCCGAGTGAGGATAGGCGACATAATCGAAAGAGGTATCATGGATAGCGACGATATTCGTGCCGTGCGGTATCGTAGCTTTCAAGCCATAGCGTATGCCTTGATTCTTATCCGTTTCGCTTCCTTCCCATTGATTGATGTATGTCGTGACCCCGCCGGATTGCTGAGGATAGTTGTCGGATAGCGGTGCAGCCTGCGGATAGCGCACGGGTTTATGACGACTCCATTTGTTGATACGTCCCGGACGGCCACCCTGCAACAGGGGACGTTCGAGGGCAACGATGTCGGCCACGTCCCATACCCCGTTTGCCGGGTATATTCCCAGCAGATTATACGGGTCGGTTATCGCTACCGGGGCTACGATCTTGTTTTTATCGATGGCCATAGGCTCACTTTCCTCCTTTCCCTTTTAATTCGGACAATTCTTTTTTCAATCGTTCTATATCTTCCATAAGGGCTTTAACCAGACGGGCGGTCTCCTGCGTTGCCCCGGCTATGGTGTTGATATAGTCGGGCGACAGGTAGTTCAGAGCCCCGTAACCGTCCCCCGTTTCGTAGGCCATCGATGGCAATACCTCTTTCACCTTTTGGTACAACAGCCCCGTATGGGCTTCCCCGTCCACACCGCCCTTGTTACGCTTCCGTGCTTTTTCGGTGTATCGGAAATCGCATACCCTGCCCATCGCCAAGAGGCGGTCGGTATAACTTCGGGTATAGTCGAAATCTCGCTTCAAACGCATGTCCGAAGTCGTTAGAGCGGTGACCGAGCCTTGTGCCGAGATATTGCCTTGCGACGATATATCCCCTCCGGCCGTGATGTTACCGTCCGATGTGATATACCCGTTCGATCTGAGATAGTTTGTGGCCAATATTCCGCCATTATAGATAGTAACCCTCTTGCTACCGGTTTCCGCCACGACTCCTGAACAGTAAATTCTTTCAACCCCATTTATATCTCCGCTCATGGAAATGCTGCCTACATCTGTCAGATTACCCGAAACGTCACCCGTACCGTCAAACGGATTTCCCCAAATCGTCCGGATATTTTTAAGCCTGTCGGCGGCGATGGAATCGTTATCCGTCAAGGCGACAGACGGGGTCACCACGGTCAGCTTGCTCACGCCGACTGCCGGCATGGGAGACAACGATATACTATCCACACAGTTCTCGCAAGTCCCGTTCAAAGCCCCGTATGTGTTATAGACGAATATGGAGCAGGTCTGGTAATCCGTCTTGGCCGAAACCCAAAAACACACGCGTCCCCCGTACAAGAACACCTTCACGTCACCCAAATCGTCACCGAAATGCGTACCGGCCGTAGCCGTAAACTCGACATCGTTCGGGGCATAATTATACGCCTGTACGATCGTATTGATAATTCGTCGGCTATAATATCCATTTCCGATCAGATGCAACGTCAACATAGCCGCCTCGGCCTCTTCGACTTTCGTGCGAATCAACCACCCGTTTCCGGTGGCTGTCTCATACATGCCGCCCCTCTTATACAGGAAAGCCCCGTTGTCAAGTCCGTTCAACTTTTTCGCATTGTCCGATTCGACCGCACGTCCGACTGTCAGCCCCGTATATGTACCGCTCACGTTGTTTATCTCGGCCAGCGAATAGGTAGGCTTGTTCGGCTGCTGCACCCAATCGTACAGGGTTATGCCTTTGGTGACAACGATATTACCACCCGTTTTGCTGATCGCCGTCACCACATTGCCTGTACCTATCGTAGATGCGCCGGCGTTGGCGAGTTTCCAAATCTCGTTGATGGTGTAGGCGTTGAAGGTATCGGTAAGGGTGGCGTTGTCGAATGCGCCGCCCAGATCGTCGAACCCATACACGAGCTTGATGAGCCCTCCTTCACCACCGCCACCCCCTTCCCCACGCCATACACCAAGAGCGGATATTCCACCCTGTGAATACACATTAAATTTCGAGTATATCGTATTTTCCAACTCTGTGTCGAATTTCCACATATCGTTAATACGGGCAAATCCTTCCTGCATTTGTTTTACAGTCCGTTGATACGATTGTTGCAGGGAAGCCGTCATATCATTGATGGCAGAAATCAAGTCGATATTCTTATTGGCAGATGCAACCTCTTCTTTCAGTTCTTGCGTATTCCCTTTTATTAGGTTGTTCCCGATGGTAATAGTCTGTTCGAAAGGATAGTCGAGTTTGGTTGTAAGGCTTATAACACGAGTAACATATGAATATCCTGCGTTTATGTATTCGACTTTTCTTCCTATGGATAAATCAGGATTGTTTTCATCGAACACCACAGGATTAGATGAAAACTGGTAGTTGTTTTGGTCGGAAGAAAGCCGTTCTATTTCTTCGTTCATAGCTGTTTCCAGCCGTATGTACGCCGAATCTGTATATTCTTCCGGCATTTTGACGTTGAATAGGATAATATCGTCATTTTCCGACGGTATAAGTCCCGTAATAGCAGGGATAATATAGTTACCTTCTTCCTCTTTATATTTAATCTCGAAATCTCCTTTTTTGACTTCGAAGCTTATGCCATCATCACTCGTTATTGTTTTACTCTCATCATGGTATATAAGCTCAAATTCCATACCTTGCAAAGCCCCCGATTGGAAATGTACCGAAGGTTCCTTATTTGGTATACGCATACCATTCGGATTTTTTTCTTCGTCATAAGGGGAATTGTCGAAGTTAAATTCCGGTATTTGAAAATACCATATCGCATATTGGTCGTATATAGGGTCTCCATTTTCATCTGTGCCTATCTGTATTTTATCATTCGTTTCCGAGTCTATACGCCACATAAGGCGGAATCTGACATCTGATATGGAGAGTTCCGATGAAGGGTATATATCATCGAACAGGAGGATTTTGCTAAATATCTCTCCCTGTTGAAGGTTTGGCCTTATATCTTTATATCCGTTCGGATATTTTTTAGGGTCAAGAGTCAGCCGTTTGTTGACCAAATTGTTGACATTAGCACCTTTGTATTCCTGTACGATGTTTCGAGTTGACCCGAATGCGTAAAATCGGGTATAATACCCATCTTTTCCCTCCGTGACCGAAGGTGTATTGATGTTTTCACCAACTTCGAGAGAAACAACAGCTCCATGTTCGGATTTCGACAGATGAATAATCATGGAATCTTTCTCAACCCACCATTCTGTATCAAACGCAGATGCTATACTGTTCAAGGCAGACAATATGTCGATTGATTGGAAAGACAAAGAAGTGGAAGCGTTAAGAGAAGAATCTACGGCGTAAGTCCATGTATCTCCGGTTTCGTTCTCGATAGCCTTGCAAATAACACTCATGAAATTGGCCGGGTTATCGGTAAGAGACCAATCCGGCTCCCGATTCGTTATCTCGTTATTCTCATCGTAAGAATACATGAAAAAAGGCACTTTACCCCATGATATAAATTTCGAATGAAATTGTGGTTTGTATTGAAATTCGACCTCGTTCTTTTGTTTTGGATTATATGGCTCCAAAAGAGAATATTTCTCACCATCGAGTATAATATAAGCCCCTACCGGAATCTCTTCATTTTGGTCCGAGTTCCACGACAATTCTACATAATCGGATTTCATCAATTCCTCTACATGAACACACTCTTCTGTTATAGGAACTGATAAAATAGTCTCTCCTTGTATGTTTTTAATGTCTATCATGATGGTTTCGTATATCTTCATACGATTTCAGTCAAAGATAATAAAAGTGTATGAAAAACATGCACTTTTTTTATGAATTTCTATCTGCTGGATTATATTCGACAAGTTTTAGAGAAAATCGTGCTATTCCTCTCATGAATTGCGTAAATTGATTGCATGAAATATAGATTGTTTTGTAAGTAATATTTGGTTGATACTTTGTTTTTATATTTATTATGCCTGTTGCCAATTCTTCACAAAAGCTGTTGTATCTTGAAAAGAATTCTTCTTCCGTTTTTGCCGTCAGGTTAAAAGTTAAAGTGATATTTCGTTCATCGATTTTAGGATTAGAGGACAGGACTCGTTTGCCATGTTCTAATCGAGACTTGTTTTCGATGAACTCTTTTAAAGGTGACGGTGTCATTAAGGAGGAAAGAGATGATGTATCCATACTTATACCCCAAGTTGTATAGCAGTCTTTCCCATTTATGTAAAACTCTCCCGATGCCATTTTATTTAAGTATAACTGAAGTTTTGTCTTTATTGATTTCTACAGGACAATTTCGTATGTTTATAAGTCTAATAACTGCGTAATTACGGGCAACTATTATAGCTCTGGCTCCATGCATGAGTATAACTTTGTGAACTCTAGTATTATCGTCAAATACTAGTTCCGCATTGGTATTGCCTATTAAAGCAATATTGGTATCATTACTTCTTTTTACATTTTTAGTGTCAACAAACACGCAATAATTAGCAATATCATTACTCATCTCACGGAACGTTTCAATAGGAGGGAAGTTGTTCTTCTCACAAAACTCTATGCCTTGTGGTGTAAAGAACAACCATACTAGAGTTTTCCAGTCACTAACACCATAAGACTTATCGCAAGCTCCTTTTTGTAAAGCAGCCATCATTATTTCTTTTACTGTATTCATATCTATAAATCTTTAGTATTCCTATTGACTTGTGCTATATCGGATTTTATATCAATTAATAATTTCGTATATTTTGCAATGTCTTCTAAGTAGCTATTCGTAATCACATGTTGATTAAGAATGTTATTTAGTATAGAATTGCTATTAGTTGATACAGATAAAAGAGAATTTAGAGAGATTACGGCTGAAATCATTTGATTTTTGATTTCTTCACCAGAAAGCTGCAACGCTGTAAACCGGCCGTTTAATTCCGTTGCTGTATCTTGTGACATGGTTTCAAAACCTCCGGCTTTCGACTTTTGTTCGGTGGTAGAACTTTCTCCCATGAGACTATCAGCCCAACCGAATTGAGCATCTATTTCTTGTTGAAGCTGTTCAGCCATGTTGTTGATGTAATCTTGTTCCCATTGAGAAAGCACGTTGTCGGCATAAAATTGTTGCAACTTAGTGCGTATTTCCTCCATTTTATTTGAGGATTTAATTGCTGCCTTAATGCTCTCTGTTACCATTTGTTGCATCATCTGCTTTACAACATCTTTTGCAGATTTAGCCCTATTCTCGCCAGAAGCCCATGCATCTGCATAAGCTTCTGCAAAGTTGTCAATAGCACTTTTTAGGTCTTCACCAAATATGACATTGATAGCTTTTTCTTTGTTATCAGAAATGAGATTGTTTATTTCGTCAATTTGATTTTCCCATTCTTTTATTCTGTCGCTATCTGTATTCTTTTTATCTTGTTCTTCTTTAATTTGATTTTGAATAAGTACTTTTTGTTGTTCTAGCAATTTATTTTGGTCTTCAATCAAGCTGGAAGCACTCTTTCCGTAAGCAGTTTCAATGGACTTGCCTAACTTTTCATACGAACGGTCAAGTGTATCTACCTGATCTTGTAATTTCTGAATCCGTTTTTCATTTTTTGCGTCGTGGATTTTTGCGATAGAGGAAGCAAGAGAGGAGACAAGACCGATGGCAGCACCAGCAGCAGAACCTATCGGTCCAAATATAGCACCTGCCTCTGCTCCTTGCATAGCTGAATTGAGGCCGTCCATAGCCACATTGATACCTTCGGCAATGCCTGACAGTGTATCAGATCCGAAAGCCTCTCCGAGATTTGAAAATGTGTCGGAAAGGAATTTGGCCACACTTAATACCTCACTCAATCCACTTCTTATTTCTTCAAGTCCATCTTGCAATTTTTTTGTATTTGAACCGGCATCGAATACTTTTTTAAGACCATTAGCTAGTTTGTTAAACCCCGTTTCAGATTGATCTGCGGAATTACGGACATTATCTATACCTTTTCTAATTCGTTCTAATTCTTCGGGAGATTTACGCAATGTGTCGAAGGTCTCTTTTGTCATACCAAATTCAAGACCTTTGTTTTCGTCCCATTCGCCTGATTGCAAGAATTGGAATGCCCGTTCAGCTTCATTAGCAATGAGACGCATATCTGCAACTGTGTGTTGACGCATATCGTCAAACAATTTACTTATGGCAGACGTAGATTTATTCGCCTCTATATCCAAATCAGATAGTGCCCTTTTTGTTTCTTCGTCAATAGACTTCTGTTCCCATTCGTTTTTGCCTACCTTACGAGATTCGCCTTGCTCAATAATAGCATTACGCTTTTCATAATAGTTCCCGTAAGCGGCAAGATAATCGTTCATTGCGTTAATTTCATCATCGAGAATTTCTTTGGTCTGTTTATTCTTATTCTTTTCATTTAACCTATTTGCGGTATCAATATTTTCCTGTTGTTCAGTTGTTAGTCCATTCTCATTAAGCTTGGAGGGTTCAATCTTAGCTACTTTGTTTAACTCGGCCAGCTCTTTCTCTTTCTTTTTAATTTCTTTTTTCTGTTCTTCATAATAGTAGTTAATTTGCTTCAATTTCTTATCTTTACCTTCTTCCCAGAGGGAGATTTCTTTCTCTTGATTTTTTTTACGAAGCTCAAGAAGTTCATCAACAAGTTTCTGCTCGGCCTCTTTTTGCTCTTTTGCTTGCTTATCTTCAGCCGCTTTATCAGATTTGGTTTTAGGCAGCTTTGCACGGAGTGCGTCAATTCGTGATTGTAACGCATTGTATTCCTTGCTTCCGCTTACAGTTTCTCCCTGCTCTTTCTCTAATTTTGAGATTTGTGTTTTGACTTCATTGATTACTCTCAAATCTTTCTCACGTTCAAGTATAGTGTCTTGAAGCGACTTGATATAAGCCTCTTGTTGATCCACTGCTTCTTTTGTTCCGCTGCCGTCTGCAAGGGCCTTTTTTAATGATGCAAGTGAGGTTTCAGCCTTCTTGATTTCTTCTTCAAGTTGGGAGATGGATTTACCTTCTGTTGTAAAAATATTTTCAGTAGGTGAATCAAATGAGGGTTCGGGAATGAAATATTTGTTTCTGTATTCTTCTAAATTTTTATTTCTTATTTCAGCTTGTCGCCTTATTTCAAATAGAAGTGTATTTGCACTTTCTCCCCATCCAGTAGATACATCATTAAAAATCCTTTGAATTTCTGTCGGTATATCTCGACCGCTATCCAGCCAGTTTAACCAATTTCGGTAGACTTTTAATCCAGACTCATCTCCATATTTTTTTGTAAATGCATCATATACTTTTGTTAAGTTTTTTTCTCTGACGCTATTGTATATATCTTCTTCTTGTTTGGCAAAATTGGTATAATTTTGTGCGGCCATAGATTTACGTATGGCTTTTTCTAATTTTTCATATTGTCCAGCAAGAGACCCTGTTTTATCAATTTCTTCATCAATGCCAGAAAGATACTTTGAATAGCCATTTACTATTTTTTCTTTTATAGCATACCATTCGTCAGACCATTTTTTAGCCTCCGTAAGTTGCCTATTAAGTTCCCTTAATGTGGACATTTCATTTAATGCAGCCACTTCGGTTTTACCAAATTCATCGTTCAGCCTTTCCTGTGCCTTTTCTGCTTCTGTTTGATAAGTGACTAATTTATAAATACCTAAACCTAGTGCTGTTACTGCCGCTGCTACTGCGACATATGGGTTGGCAAGTAAAGTCTTGTTGAGTAGGGATTGAGCTTTTTGTGTAAGCACCAGCCAACTATAATGTATTGCCTCTTTAGCTGTCAATGCAGTAATACCAGCAGCTTGAAGGTTATGTAATGCAGTAATAGCCATAAGCGCAGTTCTGTATGCTCCGTATGTACCGACCAATTCAATTAGTATTTTTCCTACTTTTTCATAGTTTTCTATCAAATAAGAGACGCTGGATAATGCATCATTGATAATACCTTCATTCGCTTTGCCGATCTCGTTCAACATCATCGAGAAACTATCTCCTATGTTAGAAATCTGTCCGGTAATGGTTTTGCTTTGTTCTTGCATTAAGTTAAAGAACATACCACCCTCGTTGGTAAGGTTCTGTATGACTTTCTGAACCTCTGGAAACCCTATCATACCAGCTTCTACCATTCCTTTGATTTCACTTTCAGCTACTCCAAATTCTTTGGCAAGTTCTTTTATCATTGGAATACCTCGTCCAGTGAATTGGTTTAGGTCCTGTGTATAAAGTCGACCTTGTGTCATAGTTGTACCATAGAGATATACTAAGTCTCCCAAAGGTTGTGAAAGTCCGGCTGCAATGTTCCCTAATCGTATAAGAGTCTCGTTAACATCTTCAGCAGAAGTACCGTAAGCCAGTAATTGACGAGCTCCATTGGCAACACCTTGTAGATCGAATGGAGTTTTGGCGGCTGTTTCTGTGAGCTGAGCCATAAGGACGTTTGCCTTTTCACTACTTCCAAGCATAGTGGTAAAGGCGACCTCTAATTGTTGAAATTCACCTCTTACTTGTATAATATTTTGGATAAGTTCTTTTGCTGTAAAGCCAGCCCCAAAAGCTGCAGCTGCTTTCGTCATTTTGTTGAACATATCTTCTATGCCCAATCCATTTTTTTCTATTTCCTTAGAAGTATTGGTTACTCCGGTTTCTACTTCTCGTAGTTTACGAAGAAAATTAGAATTGTCGCCTGTTATATCAAAATGAAGTCCGGCCATGAGTCTTTTCGATTAAAAGGGGTAGATGTAACATCACATCATTTGCAAATATACAAAAGTGTATGAAATTCATATACTTTTGATAAAATAGAATAGAGTTAATAAAGTTTAACTAATGTGTGAGTATAAATATTTTAATAAATGATTATTGTATTATACTTTTGACGAAACAATCTAAACAGCATAAGATATGGATTTCAAAGATACAATTCAACAGATTGTAGAGAAAATTGCTAAACAGAAGGATAGCATAGCAACGGAAGAAGCGACAAAAAACTCTTTTGTAATGCCTGTGATAGCAGCATTGGGATATGATGTATTCAATCCCTTTGAGGTTGTACCGGAAATGGATTGTGACTTAGTTAAGAGGAAAGGCGAAAAAATAGACTATGCCATAATGAAGGACGAAAATCCTATACTACTTATAGAATGCAAGCATTGTAAACAAAACTTGAATTTACATGACACTCAATTACAAAGATATTTTGTCGCTTCAAAGGCTAGGTTTGGGGTCTTGACGAATGGAATAGAATATCGCTTTTATACAGATTTAGAAAAGGTGAACATAATGGACGAAAAGCCGTTCCTTGTGGTGAATATGCTCGATTTATCGGACAACGATATTGAGCAACTAAAAAAGTTTCATAAGTCTTATTATAATGAGCAAGATATATTGAGCACGGCACAAGAGTTACAAATCACGATACAAGTAAAAGAAATGCTTAATCGTAATTTCCAAATGCCGGACGATGAATTTACACGTTATTTTGTCCGTAATCTTAATGATGGGAAATATACGGCAAAACTTGTGGATCAATATAGACCTATTGTTAAGAAATCCATTGCTTTGGTGATTAACGATATTATATCCGACCGTTTAAATGTGGCTATGAAGAATGAGAATAAGGAGGAAAAACAGATACCACAGGAGGTTGAGAATGAAAATCAACAGCCGAACGAAATGAATGAAGAAAAACTTCCCGATGGTGTAGTATTTCAAGACCGAGAAAAAGGTATAGTTACTACACAAGAGGAGATAGATGCCTATAACATCGTGCGTAGTATATTGAGGCAGTATGTAGATGTATCTCGTATTCAATATAACGACTACAAGACTTATTTTTCCGTGAACATAGATGGTAGTACATGGTGGTGGATTTGCCGCATTTATATAGGGAAACGGAGTAAAAAAATATGCTTGCCAAAGGATAACTACAAGACGAATGAATGGATTGACATTGAGACTATCGATGATATTTTTAATTATGCCGATGGTCTTAAAGAGGGTCTTGATTTGGCATTGAAAGAGGCGAATTATTGGCTTGCAAAGAAAAATGAATTAGAAAAATGACAAACGTAACTAATACAAATTTTAGAATTATGAGAAAGTTTTTGCTAATCATAGTTTGTGCTTTATCCATTACATCTTGCTCAGATAATGATCCTGAGATATTATCAGTAATGATTAATGTAAAATGTGATAATAAAATTGCATCTCCTTCTTTGGTTCGCTTATATGAATATGAAACAGCAAGAGACTTTGATGACAGCTATATGTCTACAATGGAGTACGGCGATTCTCAAGTTTTAAGAGATAAGTTGGGTAATGAGTTGACTCCCGCATATACATCTGACACGTTTTCTGGAATAAATATTTTTGAGGATATAAAAACAGGGGTATATTTGGCTGTAATACTTTATAAACCTGACGGCTTTACATGGCCTATGTTTTATTTTTATGGATATAAAGTAATTAATGTTGACGAGGATAATAACGCACTTTTACATAATATATGTTTTTCTTATAGTGAATACGACCGAGGTAAATTCATTGAGTTTTAGTCCCACTTCATGCCTTTTATTTTATCCATATTTTTAGGATCGTCCCCGTTTATAAATGTTCGGTCCGTAGATATATGATATTTCTTTATCTCGTCGTCTGTAAGGTATATAGATGTTATGTAATCATTAAGTAACATATGCAGGTTGGCATAACTAATACCCCATACAACATAGTCAATAGTCCAGCCATAGCGTTCGCAGGCTATATCTATCAAAGTTCCATAAATACTTTTACCTCCAAAGGTTATAGTGTTACACTTCTTTTTCTTGATTCTTGATATTTTTTCTTGTTCTTTTTTCTCAATATCAATCTTAAAGTGTTGAATAAACTGGTCAATGTTATCCTTTGATAACACTATTATGAATAGTTGAGCAAGTTCTTCATTCGATAGGTTGTCTTCAAATAGCTTTCGTCTTTCATTTATTAGGTGGCTATTGAATAATTCTTCCTTTTTATCGAATGTATGGTAAGACAATATTTTGCATATAATATCTCTTTTGGAATCGCATAATCGTAATGCTTCCATATATGGATTTATAGAAAGGAAGTCTTTATTTATTTCTAAATTTTCGGTAAGACGTGATAAAAGGTATATTTTACCCAATGTGGCAGGGTATAAGTAGAATTGCATTTCTCCTATATGGAACTCATAAGGTCTTTCCATGATAGTATCTGCAATATCCATTTCTATTATTTTCCCTTCTTTGTCCATGCAAAATAAATTATATTGAGCGCAACTGTGGGGTCGAACCACAACTTTATACATGGAGTGTATATGTGCTACCGTTACACTAGATACGCAGAACACGTGGGTACGAAGCCCCCACGTTTGGCTCTATCTACAACCTATTGAATTATCCACCAACACTTGGATTAGGAGCTACTTCGAATTTATCACCGTCTCCAGACTCATCTTCAGGATCGCATTCAATTTTACTGATGTTTCCACCGGATTCCGTCACGATGATTTTACCCCACTGAATTTGTTTTTTATCGGCGGCTGCTTTCAACGCATCAAAAGTGTATGCCCAAACACCACCGTCAGCAGAAGTAAAAGTGTCTTCAACGGAAACTGTCGTTTTCTCCATGCAGAAACCTTGAACTTCTGGGTCTTCCGGTTGAACAACAACAGCATAATTGTGTGCAACAACACCATCGCTATCACTTACAGGACGCTTACGTCCTTTTGCGGCACGAATGTTCAATGCCAAAGCATAGGTATTCTTTCCATACTTTACATCCTCATTTTCGCCTCCTTCGATTTTTGCTTCTTGTTTATCTCCTTTTGTTGTTGTCAACTGTGTAGAATCTTCCACAGGGGTAGGTAATTCCTCCCATTTAGGAGCAGAAGCATCCAAATCTTTTATAAATACACGGGGCTTACCCCATCCTATTACTGCCATGATATACCTAATTTATATTAAAAATTTATTCGTTATTTATCTCTATGTACAGTTTGTTATTAATGAAATGCTCTGTATGTCCGTCTTCAAATGAAACTCCTGTTGAATCAGTTTTTTGACTGCATTGTGATGGAACCGTATGATATTCGTCTTTTCGTATAGAGAATAAAAACTTCGATAGTTCGCATAATTCACGAATTCGGATTGAATCTTTTTCCCATGTTTTGGTTTCAGAGTTCCATAAGTCTTTGACATATATATTGACATTCACATAAGCTCGTTGTATTTGTCCGCAACCTTCATTTGCAAGAACAGATATGACTATATCTTCTTTATCAGATTTGTTGGGCCTTCCTCTGTCACTCAATTTACCGGAGACATTACATTCGAGTTCTGTACCTTTAATTTTGTGATAAACGAACTTAGCTATTTCAATATCAGATTTCATTATTTCGCAATCTGTCTTTTAAGTTTTTCAAGCATCAATGGAACTTGTTCTCTTGCCCAAAGTTCGGTTGATGCAAGTACGTCTTTATTATCCATCGCTTCTACAAATTCAGCATAGTTCATTCCGGCGACTACGATAAGTACATAGTTATTAGAATATCTTTTAGCAAGTTCTTTCGCTAAGTCTTTACCTGTTTTTACACCTTCTGAACCTTGCTTCACTTGGTTGAAAGTTGAGTATTGAATGATGTTCTTATTATGAGCAATCACATATCCAACCGAACTACGCAAGTTGCCTGTTTGGTCGTACCAACTTTTATCACCTGCTCTATCACGAATTTTTGTAACGCATTGTTCGCCAAGTTTGGATAAAGCACGAATAGTAAGACGCTCGACACGCTCTGCTTCTCTCATGAGCATGTCATGCACTTCGCTTAGCTTGGTGGTCATTCTTATACCCATAGTTTACATTGTTTCTGGTAGCGATGGAAACCTTTCACACTAAACTCCCTTTCAATTCCTTCAAGCAGATGTATCTTAATCCTGTCACCGATCATGAATGTTCGACAATTTGCACGTAGATAAACTGTATATGAATAGCTTCTTACAATACCATCGTCAAACTCTTTTTCAGAGGCTTTACCAGCAGGAACTGCGTCGCATTCAATACAGCCTTCCCAGTTAGTTTCTCCTTCATGATAATCACCGTTGCTATCCTCGTAACCATCTTTTGATACGAGGTACTGCAATCTGTGTGGATATAGTCTTATTACTGACATATTACAAAAGGCAGTCACCTATATATACCATTGGCTTTGCCTCCAACTCTACCGAAGGTTCACCAATGGCATTATAGATTGAGTTAACACGTAACAGAATACGTTCTTTGTCTTTATCTGATAAAGAACCAAAAGACTTGTCTGCTTCAGAAAAATTGATAGCCTGAACTAAAGACCAAAGACAGTCAGCCAAAGCTCCCATATACTCCTTTGAGTTCATTGTATCTGAATCGCAATCACCAACTGGATTGAGTTTGCGTTTTATCATCACATTCTCTACAAAACCTTCTGGAATAGGGTAATGTATTTCGTCTATAAGAGCTTGCTGAATTGTCTTCATGGCTTAACTATCTCCATTTGTTGTTTTATATGATTCAACAGCTTTTTTGAGCTTAGCTTCATCGGCATCATTCAATTTGTTTACAGCAGCAATTAACTTATCGTCTGAAATAGTAGTCGATAAGTTTTTACCGGTTATTTTATTGAACTCTGCGACGAAGTTTGCTTTTATGTAAGCTTGTCCCCAAATGGTGATGTTCTTATCGGTAGAATCTTTTCCCTCTTCGGTAGTGTCAATCGTTTGAGCCTCTGAGATGTCAAGAGAGTAGATTTGGTCTACGTTTTCAATAACAGGGAGAACTAATGCTTGACCACTTGTAAATTCCTGCAAAGGATCATTTTTAGAATACTTGCTGATAAGTTTGTATTCATCTACCGTGGAATAAATTACTCCTGCTACGGGATTAGTAACTTCTGCAAGTGTGCCCCAAACCAATGCGCCAACTTCTTGTGTAGTAAGGAATATTAGTTTGTTCGCATTCCACGGTTTGTACGGAATGCGTTTACCATTTTTCTCAGAAATTACTGTACGGTCAATCTTTAAGAATGTAATTCCGTTGTTGTCATCGGCAAATGCTTCGTCAAATAATGTAGCAGTAGGAACAGGTAACTTAGTGTTGCTGTCGAATGTCTGACCTCGATAGTTGGCAACCAATTCTTTTGCCCATTGTTCTTGTCTCATTTTATTGTAAGTCGATAACGAGATTGCTATCGTTGTAATTGAGTTTCCATCTGCGTCAGCTTTTGCAATAACACGCTTTATGTCATCAGAGGAAATAGTTCCAGCTGTTTCTACACCAAAGCTATTTTGCGGTAAATAGTTGAAATTTATGCGCAATCCAGTTCCTGTATTGTTTTCATCTTCAACGATTACAACTCCATCAGATAAAGCAGTTAAAAAGTTTGCTTCGTTCTTTTCATCGATACCAACAGAGCAAGCTACCGCATCGTTGGTTAGCTTGTTAGCTATATTAGTGAACGCAGCTCCTTGAGCTTTCATGATGTTGATTGTGTTGATCTGAGTCTCACGAAGAATTTTTTTCATTCCGACCTTTGGCAATGTACCATTTGCGTGTGCAATGGAGTCTCTCATCTTGGGAGGGAGAGGTGAGTCCATTGCTACCATGTCGGCCGCAACATAAGTTGTGTTAACTGATGCACTTTCCCACTTTTGGTCTGCGGAATATTCTTTGCGAAGCATTGTCTTGTGAAGATATGTAAGCTGATTGCCTCGCTTACCATTGATTCTCTCGATGATGGTTTGAAGTTTCGGGAAAATCTTTCTGATGTATTCAATAAATAGTGATTCTTTCATTTTTTTACCTCCTTTCTACATTAATCGTGTAAGAATACAAGAGTTGGCAATGCCGTTTTCATAGCCGCTTTTATGTCGTCTATGGGGTATGGACTCGCCAAATCATTGACTTCGCCACTATACATAATACCAACCAATGGTTCACTAGTTGGTTTTGTACATACAACTACTCCTACATATTCATGAGAACCGGGAAGTGAGTCGTATCCATCGCCAGATGATTTTACGGGCATAGGTTTGTACGTGTCTGTTGACGGATCACGAATAACAACGTGCCCGGCTTTAATAACCGGAAGGTTATAATTTGATACGTCAAGAGTACGACCTCCGATAATGCCAGCTACATAATGCCGGATTACGACAGAATCCATTCCGGCATTGAGAACTTCCATTTCGCTTGATAAATTTGCTGTTGCACCCATTGTTACAATTTCTTTTTTGACTTAGAAAGTGTTGACTAAATCTTCAACTTCTTTGTCGGTTAATACTTCGTCTTGTTTACCCGAACCTTTACTTCCGGCAGCAGGAGGGGTTGCCAATGTTGCCAAACCTGCATCTGCACGCTCTTGATTGTAATTCTTCAGGTCTTCCTCAACATCTGAATAGAACTCCTCGAAATCGTCGTCACTTTCAAAGTTCATCTTAGAGAAGCTTTTCAAGGTACGTGAACCGAATGTTCCAGTGTCTTTCAGCAGGGCTTCAAGTTTGGCTTTACGCAAGTTAGAAACTTTTTCACCTTCCAATGCTGCAAAACGGGCTTCCTGTTGCTCTCTGAAAGACTTAAACCATGCGGGTTCTTCGTCTTGTTCATTTCCTTTGTTGTTGGGATTTTTCTTGTTTGAACCAGCTGGACGAGAGCCGCCTTTTGACGTGTCATCGTCAACGTCGTCATCATCATCTTCTTCTGATTCGGGGTGTTTTTTCTTCCATTCGTCAAGCAAACGGTTGGCTTGCGACTGGCCGAAAGTGAGGTAAGGGAGAACCGCTTCTATCTGCTCGTCGATTTCTGCGTTTACATCCTCTTCTGAGGCATCTTCTGCGGATTTCAGGTTATCGGCAATATTGGCGGCGATACCCTTCAATTCCTTTGCGTTGAACCCTAACGCCTTCGCTTTAAGTTTCAACCTTACGAAAACTTGCTGTTGTCTGTTCATTTCATTTAGGTTTAAACAAAAAAATAGTCTGCGTAGCAATGTAGCCAGCAGACTATTCGCATCTTCTTTCAGATGTGCCTCCGCCTAAACGGACAAACAGGTGTTTACGACAAGTCGGGTGGCGTACATCTTCATACGCTTTTTGCAAATATACAGTAAAGTATATGAATTTCATACACTTTTCAATAAAATATTGATCGAGTTTTATTTTTTTTAAGAAAAGAGGATAATAAAGAATAAGACAAAGCAAGACAAAAACAAGATGGCTGGGAATGAGAGATTTATCATCAAGTAACCAAAGGCAAGTGGAAGTGAATTTGCGTTATTATCCAGTTATTCTATTGAGAATGGCAAAGATTGTTTCGTCAGTGAATCTGAAAATTGCGTGTGAGGTTGCAGCTGAGATACTATATAAGGCATTCATCGTTCATTGAAAGATAATCATTTTCAGTTAGAATAATACTGTCTAATAATTTTATATCAAATATATCTAATAGATTTTTAAGGGAGTGAGTCATTTTTATATCCTCATTACTAGGGTTTTTGTTACCGCTTGGGTGATTATGAACGAATATGACATTAGTAGAGAGGGTATCAATAGCATATTTGGCAATCAATCTTTTGTCAGCTAATGCGCTGCATATTCCTCCTTGAGAGATTTTAGCATACCCGGTTATATTGCAGGCTTTGTTCATCAATATAATGAATGCACTTTCGTAAATAAGAATATCTTCATGATAGAACTTTCTTGAGAAATTAGCAGAGTCTATAGAAGAATAAACTTTGACAACTTCAAAATCTTGTTTTTTTGCTGTTATGCTGTATTCTACTGCTTTCTTTTTCATTGCTCTTATGTATTTAGTTATGCTATTTCGAATTTGCGATTAGGATTGTATTTTTCTAGTCTTTTGAGTATATCTTCTGCACTATTTTCTAAACCGACAAAAGTGTAGAATGTAGGTTGGGCATATCTTTCGCCATTCTTCTTGATTGAATAAATAAATGCTCCTTTAGATAAACCTTTCGAATTTGTGTACTTTGTTGCTTTCATCGTTTTTGTCTTTTAATTGTTAGTAATGTTGGTTTGTTTTAGTATTGTAAAGATACTCATTATCAGCGAGTTATCCAAATATTTGCAGCGTTATTTTGCTCATAATCAAGAGTTTAACTTTTGGTAACTTGGATATTGTAATATCAAAAACGCCGACTTTCACAAGCCGGCGTACATAAGAGCAATGAAAACTGCAATTATTAATAAATAATAAGACAGTCTTCGATACAAAGATAGAGGTTTATAGCGATCATAAAAAGTCTTTTAGTAATTCTTCGTCACTAATAAAATCATAGTCAAGTGGATAAAATGTATTAGCAAGTGCATCCATATAGTCAGGCGAACGTTTGATACGTTTCTTGATTTCTTCTTTCGGTTCAATTATAATCCGTCCATCGCTTTGGAACTTCCAGTGTGTCTCGGTTGCTTCCTCCATGAGTTTATCACAAGGGGGAATAGCCGCCCCAAAACCGTTCTTCGGATTAAGCCAATCACGTAAAGACCAATAGCAGTAAGCTCGCATATTGGCAAATTCATATTGTCCGGTAAGGTCATGCAAGCCTCTTGCACTCTCGGAATACTTGCAAGAATAAACATTCCTATATCCAAGTTCTTCCAGTCGAGAATATACTCCAGCTCCTTCACCTATTGTATCGATGTACGCTTTGGATTTTTTGTCAGAAAGATATATGATGTGCATTCCTGCGACATGCATGTGATCCGCTTTTCCAGCAGATTGGTGAACTTCAAATTTAGGGACATAGTTTCCGTATCGAGGGCAAAGTACACTTTCATCTCGACCCATACCAGCAACATCAGAACCAATCTTACATGATTTAGACGGTGTAAAACCTTCTTCTTGTAAACGATTCCAATTATCATTTGCAAGCTCTATCCATTCATACGGAATAAGTACATCTTCGGAGACTTTTGGAAACATACCAAGTACCTTGACACGAAAAAGGTCATTAGGTCGGTATAGACCACCTTCCCACTTAAAATCACCTTCTCCTTCATTAAAATCTGCCTTCTGAATGGGAGAACACCAATTTATCACTTTATCTTTTACCCATTCATAATCTACTTGACCGGGAATGACTAATTTCCTTTTGACTACATTCTCTGCATTGAGTGAGTTTAACCGGAATTTCGCAAATCGATTGGATTTCATGGCTCGTGCGGCATAACCCGTAGTTATGTTAGGATTAAACACGATGAGTAAACGGGAATTTCCCTGTAAGTTACCTTCAATAGCATTATATGTTGCTTCTGAAATACCCGATGCTTCAGTAACGACGAACATTGTATTCACAGCGTGGAACCCAGACCATGCTTCAGTATTGTCATCACCAGCCTTAAACCCCGTTAAAAACCATTCTTCATAATCAGTCTTTATACCCGAAGACAACAATCTTCCCGGAAGAAAAACTGCATTTCTGTACAAGCGTGAGATTTCCGGGATCATAATATTCTGTACCTGCCTTGCTGTTGGTGCAGTCATGGCAATTTTTGTATTCTTGGATAATTTGCCATCTTTCCAACGTGGAGTGAGGTACATAAAACACATAGCAGCACATGCTGCAACGAAGTCCTTACCACGAGCTGTACCTGATGCAACAGCTGTCATAGGATTGTGCTGGACAGAGGATATGATAGATTGCTGCTCGCTGTCTAAACGAACCTTCAAAACATCACGGCAAAACCTATTCCAGTCTTCTATCCATGACTTTAAGTAGCGTATGTCCTTGCGTACATGGCTCATTCCTCATCATCAGGCAATTCTTGCATCAGTTTCTCAAATGGATTGACAGTAACCTCCTGTTCCAGCCTCTCAACATATCCTCTCTCTCGCATTTTGGTCTTACTAAGCCAAATGAGCATTGTGTTGTCTTGTTCTGTCAAAGCCTTTGAGAACATAACAGTTTCTAATTTATCTTTGAACGCTTCTTCTACTTCCTCCCATTGCTTCCTAAACTCTTCATCTTTCTCTTTCCACTTGTATGCAATGGAACGAGATATTCCGGCTGCCTCACACGCTTTCGTAACGTTAAGCAGTCTTGCATCAAGTGCATTCAGAAAAATCTCTTTCTTTTTCTTTACAGGAATCCTAAACTTCTGTCCCATCTTTATTTACCTCCAATACGTTATTTACTATTTCCAACATCTTACAAATGCTTAATGCCTGAGCCTTGATTTTATATTTCGCTTGGACTTTTGCACTGATTTCATTTAAATGGTGCATGGTTTCCATATCTACAAGAGTAAGATTTCCCAACTCTTTTTCCGAATAACACTCTAGCGTTTCCATGAGTTTGTCGAATGATGCTTTCTGCGTGTCTATGAACATCAGCGTTACAGGAACAATTTCGTTATTCGGCATTTCTACTGTGTAATTAATATCCTTTACACTTTCCAATACTTCGTTACTGATGTGTGCGTATTCTTTTAAGGCAACATCAGTTATTTCATCAAGTAGCTGTTTTAATACCTCCGCATCGTCTTGACCAACAATACTGTTGTGACTGAGTTGTGTCGCTAATAGCCAATCGTTGGAAGTGTTATTCTCATCAATATACATTACGTGAATAGAAGTAAGACCTGCCATCTTTGCTGCCTGTGTTCTATGATTACCACTGACAACTGTATATGTACCATCATTATGCTTTACACAAAATGGAACAGATGAAAGCTGCCCATCTCTACGGATATTATTAACAAGTGCATTAAATGTGTCATTGCTCATAAAATGAGCATTCTTCTTGACAAATTTAATGTCAGAGAGTTGAACTTCCTCAATTTTAAATTTTTTCATATTACTCCTTTCTAGGTTCGTTACCATATTTCTGTACAAATGCTTTTAAAATCTCATCTAAATTTCCACGAATACCTGAATCTTGAATATAGTGAAGTTTACCAACGCATCTTTCATGTAACTTGAATACTCCCCGATACTTCATACTTACGGGCTTATCAGTAAACACAGAAGTGGCAATTATACCACATTCATGCTTGTATCTTATATTCAATTCCTCTTTAAATTCAGTTGAAAGCACACCTGTAATAAGTAATCTGCTTAGCTTTGGTATAGTATGGTCTATCACAAAATCTGACTTCATCCAAACTGCATCCATGCCGTATTTGCTGACTTTTAAGAAATCAAACATACAAGCTCCAAATACGTAATTATCTAAGAACCATAAATAGCAGAATGGAGCCGAGCCTAATACTATACCTTTCTTCAAATATATCATACGTAGATAATCTATCTCTGACATAGAAGCACGCATAAAACGAAATTTGCTATTTTCAGAAATGGAATAATCATCTGGTAAACGTTTGTACTTTAATGGAGTAATAGCACGTTTATTAAAACTGCTATCACCAGTACTACTTACATTGGAATAAATATAAGTTCTCTGGTCTTTGAATACCTCTCTGCGTCCCATGAAACCATGTTGCGACAATGCCATGTAATTCACCTGCTCTTCATCTATCTCAGAATATTTTGTACGGATTCTTTCTTGCCAACCGAAATCATTCAACAAGAAGCGTTGTAAAGCATTGCTTGTAGCTTTCATACCGGAATGAAACTCATTCTGATAAATCAAAATATCATTTTCATTGCAATTAAGTATAGCATCCGAAATATCAGCACAATACAGAACTTCAATGTTCTTTGATTTCAGATTATCAACGAGTTTCTGATAACGTTCTGTGTATTTCTTCTTGTAGTAATCTAAACGGGACACGAAGTCATCATATAGTGACTTATGGTAAATATCCTGTGAGTTCTTATGCTTTTTTATGGCATTGAAAAGATGAATAACAGCTACCATTTCGGAAGGATTGTCCGACTGTAAATCCATGAAACTATACTCGTCGTTGAAACGTAGCTCTTTTATCTCTCCCTTAATAGCTTTATACATAAGATAGATAAAATACTCTTTCGTATATACCTTTATCTCACGGTTAGTAAGCACTTGTTCTATATCCATGTAGTATGAGTTTACCACATGGGCGACATCAAATCTTGAAGCCTCTTTTTTGATGAAAGAAAGCATCCGGTTTGACTTCTTGAACATAGAGCCTACTACCGTAACATTATCCGAGTGTTCTGCCGCCCAAAGTAGCGGTTTATGTCTTTGGGGAACTTTGGAATAGTCAATATGAAACACCTCAAGACACTTATCAATTGTGGAGAGTTGCTTATACTCTTCTATATTTTCATGCAGGTAGGCATACTCTACAAATGAATACATGAATTTGATTGTCTCCAATACTTTATCAAAGTTCCATGAACTGTTGAAGATTCTGAACTCTGCCGTGCCAATCTTGGCAATGGAACATAAATTGAGCCAATACCTGATATGTCCCCTGTCTGAACCATTGTTGAATACTTTTAGTAGGTTGTCGATATTATCAGCTTCTAGCACACGTTTCACCACATCATATGGAGGGCTTGGCACGAGGTATTTTGTTTCCCACCACTCGGCTATATCGAATATCCGCTTGATTGGATATGCTGTATAGTAGGAAAGGACAAACATACGCTTGATAACATTCAAATCCATATCTTTGATATACAGATGTGCGTCAAAGCCTTCATTCCACATGAGGTAACTTCCTGCATCTTTCATTGTTTTGATGAAGCCTTTCAACTCCTGTAAGTCTTCCACACAATAATGGTATGGACGAGTGTTTATCTCGCCACCAAATTGACCGTGGTGTGTGACAGCCGAACCGTCCGAGTTATTCATCATGGTTAGCTTGTTGTCCGTCCATTTATAACCGACTGGAAGGGAAATGCATTGTTTGTCTCCATCGGCAAACTCCAATTCCATGCCAAACGTGCGGTTGGCAATGTAATCAATCCACGGCTTATCTATATTCATGTTCTGCATACCTCAACTTAACTAAGGATTTATAATTGGGAATGAATGTAACAATGTCTCCGATACAATAATCAGAACTGTCACCGTATACTTTCATTATCGTGTATTCGCTTGAGCTGTTAGAAAAGTCCAAATGGTTATCAAGGCAACGACATTCCCCCATATCAGCCATTGAATAACCGCAATCAAGTAGTATTTGATTCCGCTCAGGGTAAATGCCGATAACTTCTGTATGCAACTCGATACCATTTAACCCTAACTTTTCATCATCGCTGTTATATGGGATTGTGCCAAATAGCATATATTCTCCAATGCGCACGTCGCTTATGAATTTAGGTAGATCTTCATTCTGTCCTAACCAAAAACTACCACCTAAACTGATAGATTCAATGTAACTATTCAGCTTAGACCATATTTCACACAATCGTTGCATATTCGGCCTGTTTCCATTTAGGCAACCGGAAGTAATCATACCATAAGCGTGAGAATTATCATCGCATTTACGAACCGTATTAGCAATCTGTCTTGCTTCAAATAGGCTTACTCCCTCTCTGTTGTCGAAAGCATTGATGGGAATATATATTTTTTTAATACCCTTATTTACTACACAATCCATTGCTTCATACGCAGTAACAGTTACTGTCCCTTTCTGATTATGAATTGCTTTTCCAATAGAGTAGCACACGCTATCTTCAAAGTGAAGCGAGAAAATGTCATTATCAACCCTATAATGGATATGTCTCCAAATATCCTCATAGAAGTCTTTGAACATGAGAGAGACAGGGACATTCACAAGCGTTTCCGCTTTCTTGATGTTCTTTATAACATTATCAGTATATATGATTACTTTCATAGCTCCCATTTTAAAATGATACGTTCAGCTCCTTTGTATTTCGTATCTCGTTTGAATGAGAACCCGACATTGGTGAAACTTTTTATGCTTGCTTCATTTTTAGGAGAGGTCATTGCAAATATCTCTTGTGCACCATTAGAAACCAATTTTGCGATATTCGCATTGAGAAGGAGGTACTGGAATCCATTTCCTCTGTAACCAGAACAGACAAAACATTTGTCGACGTATGCCGTACCGTATTCCGTAAAATAAGCAAGCGAGTAGGCTACAAGAGAACCGTCTAGCAATAAGCCATAACTGCAACCGGATTGCAAACATTTAGTTATATCCTGTGGTTCTGATGCAAAGCAGGTTTCAGGATTCGAGAGCATGGTTTGTTCCATTGCTTCAATTTCAGAAATGTCAGACATGGACAGCGTTTTGATTTCCATCTTACACTCAATGCTTCCTATATCAGTGGGAAACAAAGGATCATATCTGTCTATCCATGCTTTAGATAGGAATACATCAATATCTGTTTGAGGTAGTAATTTTCTTCTGTAATTTTCAAAAATACCTAATACAAACTCTTTATGCTTAGTTAGTTGTTCATTCTTCAAAGGGCACTTACCACTACGAAAAACAAAGCCTTTATTCACTGATTTTATCCACAATGGATAGGTACGACACATGATAGGTTTATAGCCGTTATCACATGATTTGCAGTTTTTAGCGATACATTTTACCTTTTTACCGCCAAAATAATCATTATCTATAATTTGTAAATGGGATATTTCCTGTTCGTGTCCAGCAAATTCATGGGGTAGAATAACAATATGTCCGTCCGATCCGAACGAACAACATTTCCAACCGCAACCGGAGTTTTCGCATGCTCTTATTAGTCCTTTATCGTACATATTCTTGGGTTGTATATAACTTCATATACATTTTGTGTTAAATCTGCCGAGCGTATTCCCGGCAGACTTAAACACAAATTCAATCATTCTTCAAGCTACTTACAAGAACACTTATGCAATTCTTCGGCTTCTTTCAGTCGTGTCAGATAGCAATTTCTATCACCCCGTAAACTGCACAAGCTTTAATGTTCTTGCTTTTGCTTATCGCTACTATAAGGGTTGAGCGGAAACAGGGAATCGAACCCCACTCTTTGGTTGGAATGCCAACGCTCTGCCGATGAGCTATTTCCGCAATATGGGCAGCCTGCAAACCGTTTATCAGAATTTCCACTGCCCTTCCTTGTACTTCGGTCGTTATTTCTTATCTCTGAGGTTGAAGTGGGATTCAAACCCACGAATAACGGTTTTGCAGACCGTTGCGTTAATCACTTCGCCATTCAACCAAACCAATGCTGTCAAACCACCGCTTGCTTGGCAAATCTGACAGCATCCCATCAAACGCTATTGATGGTTGGCATTATTTTCAAAACAAACTCGCTTGTTCATAATTGGGCTCTTTCTTCTCAACAACTCCAAATTCTGTGATTTCAATACCAGTATTTTCTGTGATCCATTTTGCCAAAATATGGCGATGGCAGAAATCACCCGGTTTTTCGTAGCAACAAAGAGCAACGTCTTTTCCTCCGCTTAACATTTCAATTTGTTTCACGACTTGGTTCGCATCTTGGCTTGCCAATATTCTGTCGTAAAGTTTTAGGTATTCATCGTGGGAACAAGGTCCACTTACCATATAACGAGTCGGGCAAACATTCAGCATTTGTGGAATACCAGCTATAAATCTGGGTTTTCCGATTGCTACGCAAATCATATTAACTTCCGCCTCTTTCAGTTTTCGGATATTACCGAAATACGATGTAAAAATCTTCATTTTTTTGTTCTTTTTACGGTGTAAATATATAAAAAGTATATGAAATTCATGCACTTTTAGTGCTAAAATTGTCTAAACTACCACGTTTTTATTATTTCTATGACTTTTTCATATTCTCCAGCGTGTAACAATGACGCTTCGGTATGGAAATTTATATCAGTTAATCGATATTCTATAAGTAAACAGGTATATTCATCACCAATTTTGCGATGGTTTTGATGTTTCTTGGCAAGTGATTCCAATTCTTTGCAAGATAGACAGTAGTGATTCTTGCGATTAAGATTCCGCATCTTATTAACATCTTCTTCTTTCAAATCTTCGTATGTCATGGCTTAATCCTCCTCAAATTCGTCTTCATATACAAAAATATGTTTACCACTTCCACAAATCTCGACTTCCCATTTATGTATGTTCGGCCAATATTCGATTAGAATTATGTTTCTATAGCCTTTATATGGCTCTTTCAATGTTGCTGTTCTCATTGCTCATGATTTATGTGATTTGATACTCGTTTCTTTTAGCTTAGCGAAATAATCAATCCGATCTTTGTCTTCATATCGCAATCGCTAGGAACATCTTTCTATGCTGTCTCTCTGTTTTTTACTAAGCATATCTGCATGTTTAGCCCATTCGATTGAACCGGCAGGAAGAAACTCAAACTTAGGGAAAAATTTTGTTTCATATGAAAACCTCACTATTCTAGCATATTCCCTCAAATCGTTTGTTTCTGGGTCTGTGGAATTAGGGGTCTCTATTGATTCACATACAATTACCATACAGGGCTGGTATAGAAACACAATTTTATTTGCTTTCATTGCTTTTAATGCTAAAAATGTGGATCTATATAGTGATTTTGATAATGCAACATAAGCAGAACTCCATCTTTGTAATGCTGCCCTTCTGCTACCCAATATCCATTCCTTCTTTTGGTGAACACTTTTGGTGCTCCTTCCAATTTTGGTAGGACTTCATATTCGCTGGCATAATAGTCTATACATTTGGTTTGATTGAAAGTAACTTCAATCTTGCATGGAGAAATAATTTTAGTAACTGTTGCCGCTCGTTTATCCGAGTAATAGCAGACCGTACAGCCAAGTCCAACTTCGGGTACGAGATTTTTGATTGCGTCCAACTTCGCTTTTTCCTTTTGCTCTTGCCAATCTGAGAATTTTATACCGCCGGGATATTTGCGACTTTCTATTTCGTGTAGAATAGCAAAACTCCCCTTGCTTGTTAATTTCTTTGATATTTCCATTGCTCTGTATTTTATCCGTTATACGTTGATGTTATTTCTTCTGCACGGAGTTCTTTTCTTAACTCACCGTTCCTATATATTCTCACGGCTACTATTCTAACTGTATCGGATAGGAAACGCCCGCAGTCATTAGCTAGCTTAACTTGTAATTGAATAGCTTTTGCTAAATTTTTAGTACGCTTTCTTATGGTTTTCTTGAATCCGAAAACATAATCTTCGGTATCGATTTCGAACTGGTAGGTGTCAGAGTGTAGTATCTGACTCAATTCAGCTGTCATTTGTTGTATTCTATTCATTGCTCTTATTGTTTAAGTGGTTATTTTGGATATATAAAGATACAAATAATATATTGAATATCAGTAGTTTGTGTTTAAAATATTGCTTACTTAAACTTTGTTTAACTTTTTGTCTCTCAGCGACTTTTGGTCAAGTATCTGTGCAAACAAACCAGTTGCAAACACTATTTCACGTCCATACTTATCCTTGCATCGAATGTATATATCTGCATCTTTACCAGACATATAAAGCTCATACAGATTATTGTATGGACGAATGCAATCACGGAACATTTCCGATGCTGTCTTTGGCTTACGATAACCACCTCTGCCCATACTTTTCAAATAATAATGATTTACTTTTCTCTATCTCCTTGTCTGTGTCGATTCCGAGTTGTTGATAGAAAACAGAATTACCGGATAGGCATTCATGTGCTATCTTCAATGTTCTACGTTCTTCTTTGGAGAAACCAACTCGAAAAGTAGAGAATATAGCTAATGCTTCTTTCAAATAGCCGGAGTGGAGTAGGGATATAGCTTTACTTGTTTTGGTTTCCATAAGGGTAAATTTCGATGTCTTCAAAATCATCGTCAGTAAGGGCGATTTCTTCTGTGTTTATCATTTCTTCTACTTTCTCATGAGCGGAATCCATGTTTTCTGCTTCTACCACCACTACCTTCGAGTAGGTTTCGATTATTCTGAATTTGTATTTCATTCTATATCCCCTTTATTTAGTTTTGAATTTTGCAATCCTGCATGATACCCATCAATCCATATCAACAATTCTGTGGGTTTCAGATACCCGCTTATCCTGTGACATGGAATGCCCCCTTCTATTACTCTATCCCCAGTAAATGATTTGTCGTGTATTACGAACGCATAATACCCATAAGAGAATGACGAAGCGGTTAGATGCATTTGATTAGCATGACAGTACTTTTCTAATTGTTTTAATGCTTCTTTTTGTGTCATAACTGATGATTTATAGATTTTCGTTGATTTTCTTTTCTGTCCGTTTAATGAATCGTTTAATCATATCTTCTAACTCATTCCTTAAATCGTCCTTGTCAAGATATGAGCGGAAAGTTTTCGATTGTAAAATATAAATGATAGCATACGATTTTTATCCGTTAGATTTAACAATGATTATTCGTCACTTATTACCCCCATAATTTTACTGCAAGATCATAATTCTTTTGAGCTTCATTTACTGCTTTTTTGGCATAAGTAAGAGTGTAGGAGTGTTCACGTGGATATTTGCCTGACTTTACACCTTCATGATATTCTTTGGCTTCTTCCAGCTTGTGCGCATAAAAGTCAATACTTTCCGGCATAGATAGGTTGATGGTTGTAGCACGCTTGTCCCAGTATTCGGCTTCTCTTTCATGTTCTGTTGCTTTGTCGCTAAATTCAACGCTTTTACCCATGTTTCTCCAAGCATCCGCTATTGCTTTTCTGTGTCGTCTTTCGCTATGATGTCCTATTTTAATAGGTTCTCCAAGTGAAAGAAAATCTCTGTCCTTATTTGACTTTTCGAAATATTCATGACTTTTTTTATTTGCTGATACAGACCATTCACGTCTACGTTCGGCTCTACGTTTTGCCCATTCTTGTACGTTGAATCCGTCAGCCCTTACGATGGAGTAATAATAGAATCCGTCACGCTCAAATATCAGATTAAAAACGATACTTTCATTCTCTTTTCCATACTTGGTTGTAACTAGAATTTCCTCACCTCTTTCGTGCTTTTCTTCGCACTTTGCCAAAAATACGTTTGGCGCAAACTTGTAATATGTGTTCATTGCTCTTATGTATTAAATTGCTAACTTTAATTTTTCTATATCTCGAATAAGCCTATTAGCTCTCTGCCTTTCATTGCTTGCAAAGTCCTCATTACAGATACTTTCATAGAATGCTGCATTTTCTTCTGCCTCTTTTAACGAAATCTCTTTGCGTTCTATCAAAGACTTTATTGCATCAATATCATTGCTATTAATGACTTCTTCTAAAGCTGTCCTTTTTGTTAATTCGATTGTCGCTTTCATTGCTCTTTGTCTTTTAATTGTTAGTAATGTTGTTGTTTTAGTATTGTAAAGATACTCATTATCAGCGAGTTAACCAAATATTTACAGCGTTATTTTGCTCATAATCAAGAGTTTAACTTTTGGTAACTTGAAATGAAATATGAATGAAATGGAGTATCACGGACAATAGGTTTAATCTATTGGTTTTTATTAAAGTGACCCGGCTTTTGTTTCCACAGTGATATAGCCGGGCCACCGCTCTTGTTGTTTTGGAAGAGCACGTGTATTTGGTGTATTAATCTCCACAATAACGCCCGCTTTGGTTTCTGTAATACTCTATTATACCTCTTTCCATTGCTGAGTCGAATACAATCGATTCGGGCTTTTGTGCGGGTCCCGACTTTTTCATTAACCGGCGAGCCTCTTTTTCTGCCTTGCGGGCTTCCGCTTTCATCTTAAACCATGCGTTCCTCAAACAAGCACTGAACGACTGGCAGAACTCACGGCCGAGAACCGAGATAGAGCGTTTATACATTGACCATGCCATTTTGAAGAGTTGCGATTTGTTGATTTTCGTTTTCATATCTTTGTTTTAGTTTTATGATATAAAGATACAAGTTATATCTTGTATTTACAATAGTTTGAGCAAGATTTATCTTGTATTTAACTTTATTTATACAAGATATAGCTTGTATATACTAATAAAAAAACGACTTTTGTAACAGAAATAACTTTTAGGATATGAGAATAAGAGATATTATTGAGCAAAAAGGTATAACGACAAAAGAGTTAGCCGAAAGAATGGGAATTAGCCAAAGTGCATTGAACCAACATATATCAGGGAATCCTTCGATTAAAGTTCTTACTTCAATTGCTTCTAATTTAGGAGTTGATATATGGGAATTGTTTATATCACCAGAAGAAGTACGCCCCAATAGCGATACTACTATATTGACGTGTCCTAAATGTGGAGCGAAGTTAAAGGTAATTGAGTCAAAAGATTAAGCCATGAACGAGGAAATAACAAAGCTATTACTTCAATGCGACACGTTGAAAGCCCGTTTGTTGGGGCTGCGCCCATTACCACCGGATGCCCTGCAAAAGATAGAGAATGCGTTTGCCATTGAATACACCTATGAAAGCAACCGGATCGAGGGAAATACGCTCACACTGCAAGAAACGGAGTTAGTAGTGAACGAGGGGGTTACTATCGCCGGAAAGTCAATGCGGGAACACCTTGAAGCGATTAACCACGTTGAAGCGATAGACTACATAAAGGACTTTGCAAAGGGAGGTATGGAAATATCGGAGCGCACAATCAAGGAAATACACGCTATTGTGCTACATGGCATAGACAGAGAGAATGCCGGACGTTATCGGGGCGTGCCTGTTATGATTTCGGGAAGTACACATGTCCCTCCACAGCCGTATTTGATACAACCACAAATGGAGGCTTTTATGACAAGGTTTTCCGGAATGGAGGAGCAGGGCATTCACCCGGTGCTCATTGCGGCTTATCTTCATGATGAGTTGGTACGAATACACCCGTTTATAGACGGGAACGGGCGCACATCTCGGCTTCTGATGAATCTATACTTACTCCGCAACGGTTATACGCTGGTAAATCTCAAAGGCAGCAACGAGGACAAAATAAGCTATTACAAGGCACTGGAAGCCTCTCATACGGAGAACAATCCGGCAGAGTTCCAAAAGGTCGTTATACGGGCTGAAATAGAATCTTTAAGCCGGTATCTCTCAATTGTAGGATAGTATTGTCTGGATTTTAAAGATTATGAATGAAGCAATGATTTCATTTGTAACTCGTTTAAGTTTATTTATTACCTGACACGACCTAAATTTAAAGTATAAGGAGACAAAAAAAAGGAGGGCGTTTTGCGTCCTCCTCGTTATGGATCCTGCTTTATATACTTACCACAAAGCAACCTTTCCGCCTATTCCCAAATCAAGGGTGGCCGTTGTAATTCCCAAAGCCTTAAAAACTTTGCTCATAGTAGGAAGTGTTATTATACACTTACCGCTTTCAAGTTTGGATATTTGCGACTTCTTTACACCTACTTTAGCCCCTAACTCTTCCTGTGTGAGGTTCTGTTTGAGCCTTTCTGCCTTGATAGCCTCTCCAATGTAATAAGCCTGCAAATCATCTTTGAGTTGAGCTTCCATAGCGTCCCTTTCGGGAGTGCCTTTTTCTCCCCAAACCTCATCTACTACCACGCTAAGTGGAGTTAAGTTCATCTTTGCCATAGCTATTTGTTTTTATCGTTGAAGTATTCTATTCTCAATTTCTCCGCCTTTTCTATCTCCTTTTTAGGCGTTTTCTGTGTCTTTTTCACTATCCCGTGAGTGGCTACTACCAAAGCCTCTATTTCCGTGTCCCAAAAAGCAAACAGGCGATAACATACCCCGTTAAAGAGCGTCCGAAACTCCCATATATCGGAGTTCTCCAACTTCTTGAAGAGTTCCTTATCTATTTCCCCTCCCTCCACTTTAAGGAGATTATAGGTTATTTTCTTTTGCGCCTTTTCTGGTAAGGAAGAAACAAACTCCCTTGCTGCGTCCATAAATGCTATTTTTATTCTTCGTCCGCTCATAAGGTTCAAATTATTACTCTGCAAAGATATACAAAAGTTTCCATAAAAGCAAACTTTTGCGAGGATTTATTAGCTTGATAATTGGCTGACCCCTCCTACTTGTAAGCTCGGAGGGGAGATGTTCAGGAAATTGGGATCCGATATATTATAAACATCGGTATCTTTATATTAATGCTTAAAATATTACGTTTCATATCGCCTTAAAATCCAATCGGCCTAAATTGTCATTTATAGACTTAATGATACTTTCCTGTATCAAGGTTCCGCATTGGGTTGTTAGTTGTATAAAGTGATCTGTATCATTATCTGATACAATTCCGTACTTGTTCTTCCAGTTGCAAAAAGAGTTCTCTATATCTCGCAATCCTGCCAACATGATTAATAACTCCCTTGTCTGTCCACTGATGACTGCGTTACGCATGGTATCGACGCTACGATGTTCGATTACTTCTACTGTCTGCTCATCTTGTTTTAATTCGGTTGTTTCCATATAAAAAAAGTTTATTGTTTAACGATGTTAGGAATAGCGGGAATCCTCCCGGACACGTCCGCTACCGGTGGGATAGCTTACTTTCACAAGCGGCTGCCCCGTCTATAATTTAACAAACATATAAAAGCACCCTATTAGGGTAGGGTAACCCGGAGCGGATAAACCGCCCCTTTGGATTTATAATAACTTTATGGTTATAGCTGATATTATGCCGAGAGTTTGGTATTGAACAATTCAATGACAAACTTTCTACCTGATTCGGTCCAATACATGTGCTCTCTTGATTTCTGTACTCCGTTATCCATATAAGGGTAGGGGACATGTTTGGTAAATCCTTTACTGCGGTATTTGGCCGTGAGGAAGTAAACAGAAGATTGTCTGTATTGAACTCCCCATTCACATAGTAGTTTGTTCAGCTTTATAGCCGATACACCTAAGAATGCTGCTATCATGTTTGTCGTCACAAGTCCTTCACTCGACATGATTTCATCGTAACATTTACCTTTGGGGGCGAGGACCTTTATAGTATCGTCCTTTATGGATATTTCCTCGTCTTTTCTCTCGATGATAATTTGTTTCTGGGCATTTTCAGTTTCGAGCTGTTTTAATCGTTCTTCTCTTTTGGCAAGAGTGGCTTGTGCAATGGTTAGTGCACGTGCCATGATTTCTTCTGGTGTGTCTTCTTGCTTGGTGGAGATGTAGCCGCCTGTCTTTCGGATTGACGGAAGGACTTCACTTGTTATCCATTTGCGAAATGATTTTGCTTCTTGCTTCCTACTATCAAGAATAACATCATACATTCCGTCTTCATTAACGAATAACATTTGTTGTATGCCTCCTGTTGTTTCAAGGGGGTAAGTTGAAATTACCTCCTTACTAAGTCTCTGATTTACGCCTTTTGATGATAATCCAAGACATCTGCATAAATCACCTAAGCAAAATTTAGGATCATCGCTTGTACCGGCAGTACGGATTTCACCGAATTTAGGTGAATTAAAAATTTGAATGTTAGATTGCATATCTGTAAGCATTTAAAGATATGTTATAGGCAAACATAAAAAGCGGCTGCCATATACGCTGCTTACAGATAATGGGTTCCACTCCACAGAGCGAAATATCTACGTATAGGCAACCGCCAATATATAAAAGTATAGGCATAAAAAAAGCCCAACTTTCTATTGAGCAAATTAACCGCTTGCCCTGCGAAATGGTTTACCATTATCATGTAAGCATTACAAAAGTATTGAATTTTACGAGGTAATGCTAATTATTGGGCACAAAATTAGAGCATGGAATCTTGAAAGTATATGAATTTCATACATAATTCAACATTATTAACCTTTGAGGGCTATTATACGATTTCCTAAATCAGTGAATCGTAAGGCAGTATTAAAAGATACGAAAAGTAAGCACATATGTAAATATTGGTAAGTATCTTGGTATCTATTGAAATTCATTTTATCTGAATCATAATAGAGCTAATGCTTGTGTTACAATCGGTGTTAGTTGATTTGCTGCTATTCCCGTAGCAATACCTTGTATAGCGTTCAATGCCAATTTTAAGGTTTTCTTACCCCAAGATGGTTTATTACACTCTTCTTTTATCGTATCAATTGCCATTTTTAGGTCTGAATTATCTATATCACTTGCTTTTTCTACAAGCTGAGAGATTACACTTTGTAGTTTTTCTTTTTGATCTTGGTCTGATATATATAATGTAAGATCACTGTCTGAAATATTTCCTGTATTGACATTACCATCTCCTGTATTAGCTACTACTGAATTAATATAATAATTATTCATAATATTACTTATCACTTTTTGTTCTTCAATTTTCGAAAAATCAATACCTGCATCAATTTTTTCGTCTAAATCTAGAAAAAATGATAACAGCTTTGACTTAAATTTATCAACAATACACACCAATGAAGACACTGAGAACTCCTGCCATACTTTTTCTACATTCCCAGAAACATATTTGTTTACTTCGGTATATGCCATTGATGGAGAATTAATAGATACATTGCCAGTTTTTTGGCTACTGCCTATATTTTCTATTTCGTTTAGTGAATGAACAATGCACACATGACTCATGCAATCATTTATGATAGCATTATCAAAAATACCTTGAGGAATTATGATGTTTTGATACATTCCCACAAATGGTTGTGAAACATTGGCCTTTACAATAGCATTGAGAATTCTATAATCTGGAAGGTTTTCTGCATCTGGATATCCATTTTGTTCGTTTCTTATCCACATTTCAAAGTCATTATTACCCAATTTGGATGCGACTATCTGAGCTTTCAATAATATACCTTTAATCGGCTTATCATCGCCTAAGTCTTGAATGATTTTGTTTATTATCTCTTTCATAAGCATTATTTCATTCGAAAAATATTCATAGGAATAACCTTCGGTTTACAGACAAACCAATTAATAAAATCAGCCTTATTAATGCGCATCACACTCATTAAATCCTCATCGGTATATCCTAATTCGTTTCGATACAAATTTAGTGTTTCTTCCCACATCGTAGGATGTTCTACAGGAAGAGGTATTGGTTCAATTCTACTATATCCTTTTTTGGAAAAGTATATTTGCAAATTACGATACTGCTGATATGTAATAGCGTCCAAGTCCCTAGCCCTTCTAACTAAAGCATGCATAGATACTCGCCATTTTCTTTTGAGTATACCTAATATTTGTACATTCAAATTTTGCAACATTGGAAAAATTTCCTCCTCTGGCATTAAAAATTCTGAAGCAAATTCATCCGCTTGACGTTCTGCATCATCAGAAGAACAAGGCGGATTTTCTAAATGCATCACCAAATGTCCTAACTCATGAGCCATTGAGAAGCGAATTCTGTCATTAGGCATTTGATTGTTAATAAACATTACTTTCTTATCGGAATCTGTTATTGTTGTTAATCCATCTATTTTATCGGTTCCAAAATCAAAACGAATAATAATAACACCGTTATTTTCAAGCAATGTTGATAAATTGGGAACTGCACCATTGAAAACTTTTAGTTTATATCGTATATTACGAGCAATTTCTTTAGCTGACAAATTTTCATTTGGGATATAATTACCTAAAGTGTATTCTGGCAATTCAACAGCAGACATTAATTCATCAATGATCGCTTTAAAAATCTTTACTTTGGCAACAAAAGAATCTATTATTTTATTTGTAACAGTAAGTTTCTTTCTATAATAGAGATGCCCTAGTGGAGAAATCCCTTCACTACGCATAAAAAATGTTTCGGGAAAATCGTAGTATTTACACAATTTTTCCATTATATCTCTTGGTAGCTCTTGAAGTCCGTGCTCGGCTTTCGATAAAGACGATTGAGATATTCCTACAGCCTCAGCAACTTCTTTTTGCGTTTTTTGCCTTAACAATCGAACTGTTTCAAGTAATGAGAAATTTATATTATTCATACAGCCTCTTTATTGTGGTTCGTTTTCTTAAATCTGGGTTTCTGTGCAACAATTTCTTTGTTTTCACTTTCTATTTCTACAACATCTACTATTTGTTGTGTCGGAATAGAATATTTCCATAAAGTGGTTTGTCCTTTAATATATTGCAGACTTAGCGTATTTATATTTTCCCTAAATGTATCTAATGTATATACTATGGAAATGACATGGCATCCTAATTCTTGATTTCGAATTTTATCCTCCTGCTTAGTCCTATTTCGAGTGCTATCTGCCAATTTTATGATAAAAACATAACCTTGATATTCAAAAAATAATCGTTCATTTCCAGATATATTTGAAGTAAAAACAAAATGTTCTGAGGTCATCTGAGCAGAAAGTTCATTTTTTATTGCATTATATATATCTTCATGAAGACAATGAGATATTACGCTCATCGAGTTGAGCCCTTCGCGAAATTTTTCCTGTGTTTTACTTAAACCTGTTGTAACTCCAATTCTTAAACATTCTTCAAATTTATCGGTCAATACGGATGCTTTAAATTTATCCGAATTGAATTCATGTTCAGCAGGAAACACTGAGCATTGTATAATTTCTTTTGTCATAAATTCATTTTTTACTATTCATGACAACAAATATATAAAAAATATTCCATTTTCCGACAACATTCTATATTAAAATATTCTATCGATGAAAAAACATCTTGTTTTATAGACATATATGACACATCTATAGTAAAAAGGCTATGTAGATTGTGAGTGTACACCGATGTTTATGAAAACGCATGGTTGGAAATAGTCTAATTACTAAGAGAAATTCAGTTTTAAAAGAAATCCCCATATCTTCACAAATAATGAAGTGCCCCCAAAAAGTTGTAACAGAAAAGGTGAAAAGAAAGCGATGAAAAATTAATCTCACCGCTTTTTATATGCCTCAAAATAGACGTGTGTAAACAAATGCCAAATTAGAGTTGTACAAACATCAATTCTTTAAATCAAAGGAATTATCCGTATTTTATCGAGCAAGCCACAAACAAGGCCATAGCGCCGAATATGGCACTTGCTACTGCGATGATGGTAGTTATAATCCATTTCCAGTCTATGGGATTGCGCAAGTTAGGATTGGTGGCAAGATAAATTTTTCCATATTTCGTTATGCGGACATCTTCAAGTTCATGCCCCTCGTTCCATAGACCTTTGACAAGACCTAATCTTTCCAGCGAGTCTACGCACGAAATGAATATATGGTGCGGATAAGTGTTTGGGCAGACAATCCCGCTGCTGATTAAACGCAACACTTGCTTCTCCTGTTTTGATAGCTTGATTTGCTTCATGACCGTTTCTCTACAATGACAGCAAAAACTTATACGCTTTAAGATACTTGTTCAATCTCGGTAAGTCTTCCTCTATTATTTGAGGTAAACGGGTTACGTCCAAATTGTCCTCCAAGTCGTGCAGCTTTACTTGTCTTCCAATAGGATTCAATCTACACCGTTTTATGAAATCGTCATAGATCTCATCATCGTTACGAGTGACAGAAAGTATAGCATCCACAATATTATGAGGAAAGCCTTCCATTAGTAAATATTCAGCAGTAACTTCGGTATCTTCTATCGTGTCATGCAATAAAGCTACTATGCGCTCCTCATCTGTTTTGCATCGGTTTGCCACACGGATAGGGTGGAAGATGTAGGCTGCTCCAGCTTTATCGGTTTGTCCGCTATGGGCTTTGACGGCGATTTGAAGGGCTTTTTCTAATAGTGAATTTTTAGTACATGTCATATTCTGATTTGGGTATTTCTATACCTCCTAATATTATCTCGCAAACGGTTTCATTTGACTGTGATATTTCCTTTTCATTGCGTCTTCCTTTGTGCTTAATGAAAGCATTTGTCTTTCCATTTTCAAGAACAAGACGTATTGCAGATTCTTCAAAATCGTCTAAAATATAGACTTCTTCACCCGCTTGTAATTTTTTTTGTAGGATATTTGGGTTCATATTTATATGTAAAGATAATTATTTTTATCGGAAATGACTATAATATTCAATAGATTTTTCTACTATTTTTAGTGCTTCATTACTTGATTTATCGAGTATGCGCCATTGCTCATAATATTTATGTCCGAGACCACCTTCCATTCCTGTCTCATTATGTATTTCTTCCCAACGTTTTTTCCCAAGAATACGTTTCGCATCTTCCGGCCTTTCTTTTGCAAAAATCATACGTTCCGTATTAACTTGTATTTCCGCAGTAAGACCATTTGTGGTTCTTATGTTTACGATGTTTCCACTATATACCATGAATGATTCTGGTTTTTGCCTTTTAAGGCGTAAGAAGCCTTCCGTTTTGTACAGTTCTTCTAACACATCTTCTATTCGGGACTTCGGAACGATTATGGTTGTTCTTACAGCACCTTTAATATCGTATGGAGTTATACCTTCTGTGATGACTTTTCTTGTGATAGAAGTTGTACTCTTGAAATTAATAGGCGTAACATAACCACCATTTTTTATTGCGATCCGTTCTGCTATGGACTGTACTTCATCTCCCACTGATGATGCTCGTTTTACAATTTCCGAAATGGAACTTTCAACTGTTATTTTCTGATAAACGGATTTATTATCACGCAAAAAGTATGGTAAAGTATTACGTTTTTTTGCTGTGCTGATGCGCTCTTGATTATCTAATACCCACTTTTTGAAAGCGTCCGGTACGTCTTTAACTTCGTTCACGCTTGCTGTCGTGGCTTCATTCCGACCGTCCCATTCCCAAAATTCTTCTTCGGTTTTTAGAATGGGTATCTTGTAACACCGGCAAAGGGGATGCCAACCGGTCCATTGGAAGTCTTTCGGGTACTTCCCAGCTAGTATATCGCAAATGTCTTGGAAAGGCTTTCCGTTACAAGTATGATTGTTGCTCAACTTGATTTCATATCCCACCACGAAGTCCATCTGCTGCCAGCGTAGATTTTCCGCTTGGCGGTATGCCATATTGATTTCGGAAGCAGCCAAACGGATAGAACGATACTCGCAATCCATTGCCCGTGATGCTTTTCCGAACCTTTCCTTGTAATCTTTTTGTAGTTGCGGGAAATCGAGCAGATATTTGGAGATTTGCTTACTTAATGTAATTGCACTCGTACCTTTTTGAATGGCACATGATATAGCTTCTTCAAGTTCTTGCTTATACAGAGTCGATTGATTCCACAACTTATCTGATATGGTAAATCCTTTATCCTTACGTTGCTGAAACGCTTTCAATGCATCATTATTGGGCTGGTATAGGATTTCGTATTTCTCCTTTCCTATGGTTGCGCCATAAGTTTGCAATACTTTGTTGGCAAGAAGATCTTGAACTTCGTTGCTGTTTTTCCATTCTTCAGAAGTTCCACTATATATTACAGATCCGATGTCCTCAACGAACCGTTCTTGTAAGTCTCTTATCCGTTTCCTTGTTTGGGGATAATCCGACCACATAAACGTCCTATCACTATCAATGGTAAAATCGGTAATTCCGACTATTTTAGCCGCCTCTAAATTCAAATCCTCGTATATGGATTCCACAAGCATGACGTACTTGGCGAGCCGTTTATTCAGCTCGCCGTACTTGCGTTTCTGATTTGGAGTTTTTGGCTTTGCCATTGCGTATTATTTATTTTCAACCCTGTCAGGTGCTGGCATTTCCAATAAACGAATAGCTTTAATTGTTTCTTTACCCTCTAGTATTGCTTTACATAAGCGGTGGTATCCATCGGCGATTTGTCCTACATCATCAAGAATAATAGGATATTCAAGAGAACATTGATTCACTCGTTTGCACTGAAATATAAAACTATGAAGTTGATTACACTCAAACGGCTCTGCTGTCAAGTCAATATTCCATAAGGGCATATCAAGTATAGGGTATTCTTTTACTTTTGCAAAGTCATAGAGTGTTTGAGCTTTCCAGATCTTGTCTCCACGATGATATTCACTTTCGCTAAAAGTTATGTTATCTATAGGAACCTGCATATTATTCTTTTTTTATATATACTTTGATTTCACCGGTAACATGGAGTTCATCACCAACTTTTTCAACGGAGTATTCTATTAGCCCCCTCTGGTTGATTGAGCTTACAATTGATTGGAGAACTTCATCCTTTACTTCTTTGATGAACATTTCATCTGATTTTCGATTAGACCAACCTTCATCAAGTTTCTTCTTTTTTCGGTAATCCTTGATTTCTTTTTTAGTTCGGGCAAGGCAGATACCAAGCTTCTTTGCTTCGTAGTTATCAACTCGTTCAATACTACTCAATCTTTCTTGTGGATTGATTTTTTCTGCTAATCTAATAAGCCAGTTTGATATTTTTGTCTTCATGATTTTAAGTTTTAAGCCAGCAGCGTAAACATCTGCTTACGCTGCTTTAACCTTTTTTACAGCTTGGCAGATAGGCTATTGTACAATTTCCCAGTCTTCTGCAAACACATCACTGATGGATGGTACCCACGAATCAGCACGTCCCGTATTTTCGTTATAGATAAGGCATTGGCTTGTATAGTCAATAAAACCTTTTCCTTTCAGAATAAGGTCTTTTGCTGATTGAGGAAGCGATTGCATCTTGGGAATGGTATCGCTTTCAATATGTGCAGGCACTTGCTTGAATACCGTCAGGCCTTTGCCGTTCCAGCCGTTTCTACGGATAGCCCCACCTTGCTTCAAAACTTCGATAGCATCACCGAAACACATAGGAGTTTCTTTCTTGACTTCTCGATATGATTCTTCAAACAATTCTTTGGGGGACCAACTTTCATAGCCATATTCAGCACGAGTGTGATATCCAAGCTTGCAAGATTCATGCTCTCCTATTTCACTTTTTACCAAACCTTTACGGCAAGCTTCGCCTAATGTCATAGGTTCTGCTTCAATCTGTTTTGTGCTAATGTACTTTTTCATGATAGTATATTTATTTACAAATTAAACATCTTCCTCTTCATAAGCCATCTTTGCACTCATGACACCAACCGAACTTAGCATCCTGATAGAAAGCCCCTTTTGTACGTCAAGCTCAAAAATCATATTGTCATTGAATTGAGCGGCAGGGTATTGATACAATAGCGCATAATCCATTCCTTCCAGCTTTGCGTATATACTAAGTGTGCCACTCTTCTCTCTGTCTATCTGCATTACACATTTTCCAACAGAAGTAAACTCACAGGAATAGCCCTGTTTTTCTTTACTAAATTCTAGTACATCAGTTTTTGCCATAATATTTATATTTTAGATTATTATTCCGGTTCTTCGAATATATTGCTTATCCTGCTTCTGGAAGCATCTGCATCTTCTTTTTGGATTTGGGCAAGAGTTTCTTGTGGATCAGTAGAGATACCTAAGTTCTTGATGGCCTCTAATTGGCTGACAACTGCTTTTCCACCACTTGCTGTAACCCATTTTTCTATTTCTGACTTTTCATCATTTTGGATAAACGGAGTTATGATGTGCTCAACCTCAACATTATCTACTTCATTTTTCCAAGAAACATTCATCATTTTTAGAAAGGCTTTGATTACGCTACATTCACGTTCAAATGCTTCTATCCATGCACCACTTTCATCTCCAACCTTTAAATGAGCGTCAGTAAGTAAAGTCTGCCTTGCATCAAATCCGATATTGCCAAGAGACTTCATGTTTTCGAAGGAAATATCCGGCATTTGTGATTGTGACCAGAACAACTCAACAAGGGTATCGACATGATATTTTAATGCCTCGATAGATTGTGCCCATGAAACATAGGACACGTCCCCGTTTTGTTCTACTCGGTAAACTCTACGGCTTTCTCCTTTATCTTCTCCTCCTTTTATGCCACCTGCTATTTTTAGGATAGGAGCGGAGTTATATGCTATGACATCGCTATTGCGTGAGAGGGTATATTCGATTTCTTTTCTGATATAGGAAAGACCGTGATAAATGGGAACAGGACGATAAACGTATACTCCAGGTATTTTCAGAATAACGACCGGTTCTGATTTTACTAATTCCCAGCCGTTTCCCTGTTGTTTCCATTTATAATGAATGTTTGCCGTGTATGTCTCGAAATAGGTAACTTCTTCATTTTTGGCCTTTTTTGTGTATTCAAAAGACATTGCGATCATATCGCCAAGCTCATCAAGTAGAGGGTATAAGCTAACACCGTCCATTGGTGAGTAGGTTTTGCATTTTAGCTTATATTTACTTTTAAAGCCGTATAGAGTGTTGGGATTCTCAACTGTGTACCAAATGGTGAACACTTCGCATGAAGCAAAGTAAGCATTGCCTCGCTTAATATTCTCACTGTCAATACGGGCATACTTATATATCGCTTCAATCGCTTTCGCAATACTTTGGCGGGTTTCATTGTCTTCTATATTGTGATATACACGTTTAACCGGGATAGCGAACATGAATTCAGTCATTCGCTTGGTGAGGAGTTTTTCAAGTCCGATGTAGATACGGGAAGCTTTTTCTGTATCTCCATTAGAGCGGATCTTATCTTTACGGGTAACTGTGTCAGATACTATATCATGTTCTGTTGGTTCGTAGTCTTTGAGAAGTTTATCCCATGAGGGGACTGTTACAGACTTTTCTTTCAAATCGTTGATTATGTTATCAACGGGCCGCGTACTGTCTAAGATAGAGGTGATTTCGTCCATTTGAGTAGAATATTACTTAATATTCGTTTTTACTTGGTGCAAATATAATAAAAGTCGCGTAATTTATATCACTTTTATTTATAAATATCCAACTAATTTGATAGCTTCATGCATGTAATAAGGGAAATTAATGACAGCAATCTCACCAGAATATCCACAACGCCATAATTCAGCCTGCCAATCTTGTATATCATCACGTTCATCAATATTGTACTTCTTCATTAAATCTCTCATGATAGCGCAATCCTCATATCTTTCCGTAACTTTAGCAGAAGAATAAAGATTGAGTAAGACGTATTCTCCATAAAGGAGGAGTACTTTTTCAAATATATCAAGTCGATCTTGTGTCATATCTATTTTTAAAAGTCACACATTATAGTATATTTAGTTTGCAAAATCTTTAGAACCTTCTCTGTTACATGAATTATATTTTCATTATACCTTCTTACGTTTCTACCATATCCCTGTATGTCTTTGTTTATCTCCTGGCGAAGTGTAGTACTTTTAGGCAAACTGATTTCATAGAAATTGCCATCAATTGAAGTTATCAACATATCAGCTTGCTTCTTTTGACAATCAAGTTCTGTTTCTTTGTATTCACCTTTGGGAATGAAATTAGGATTGGGTACTAAGTAGCCTTCTGCTACTACATTTCCATTTATATCATATACTTTCATAATCGTGTTTTCATGACATTATCAGTAATTTTGTTCCCTGTACTATCAAATACTTCTATGGTTGGTCTACCTCCGTTATCAATAGGAGAAATAGCCTCTGATGTTTCATATAAAGTTTCTCCGTCTGTAACCATTATCTGCTTGTCATCTTCAAAACAAAGTACATCTTCACCTTCCCATGATTTTATTATTTCTAACGCTTCTTTATAACTTTCTGCTTCGATAGAAAACTGAGTACGCTCCCAACATGTTACTTTGCGGTCCTGATAAAAATCAAATGTTTTCATTGCTATACTATTTTAGTAAATAATATTGGTTTCTTTTAGTATTGTAAAGATACTCATTATCAGTGAGTTAACCAAATATTTACAACCTTATTTTGTTCATAATCAGGAGTTTAACTTTTGGGAACTTTACAATTTCCGTTTATATCCTGCTTTGTCCCATTATAAAATCTCATCATGTTTATTCTTGTATTAATTTTTTGCTTAATATTTTTCTTTTTGAGTTGTTCACCCCACTGATAGGCTTCCTCAATGACACTCTTGCAATGTTTCTTCTCCCAATTCTCGCAGAAAGGATATGACTTGTATATACTCTCAATCATGTTTCAAATAATTTTTTATAACTCATATTTTACTCCTAATTTTCATCAAATATGCTTTCGATTTTTTTGTTCACCCTGTCACATGTATCTCCAAAGGAAATGGCAAAAGATTCGTCGCCTACACGGTCTATGATGGATCGCAGGTCACGGGCGATGTGGTTGAACGCCCGCAGTTCTTCCAGCATAGGGAGGGTAACAGTGCCGTCATATTTTTTCAGTAGCGAAAGTAAATCGACAGCGGAGGATTCTGCAATGTCCGCCAACACTGGGATTTTTCTCAGGAGGCGATTACATTTATCTTTGTCCTCTTTGCTCATGGTGTCGGTGATTGTTTTTGCCGTGACTTGCTCACGGGTTTGTAGTAGCCGGTCGTATTGCCTTCGTAAGTTGTCAAACAGAGCGAAGTCACCCCTTCTCAGAGCCTTCTCCATCTTCCGGCTGTACTCCTCTTTCAATATTTCAATGTCCATGATTATTCCAAAGTTTAACTAATTGTTTTTCTGTATATGGTTCTTTTACACCCATATTTGCATTCACATACCATATTCCTATGGAATCAACAAGTATGAACTCATTTATCTTTATCTGGTATATCTCACTATCGGGGTGTGCTTCTTTTACAGCAATTAATGTATCTCCATTTGTATAGCAGCTTGTTAGTATAAGCGATACTAATAAAAGCAATAAAAATTTCTTCATAGTTACTCCTCCCACTCGATTTTAATGGTTGTAATATAGCCATATTCTATACTTCTATTTTTCAAGGCATCTTCCTTAGTTAAATAAGCACAACAAACTGTATCCTCGAAATCTTTATAGATATTAATCCACCCCTCTTTCTTTTCGGGGAGCATCATGAGGTCTCTTTCAGTTCCAACATTACATTTTCCATCTTTGTTGTAATAGAATATAGCTTCACATCCTTTATCTTCCAATAATGCTATAATTGGATAATTACCTTTGTTAATAGTATCAAAGCAAATAATCCTTGCCTTTCTACCATCACGAGTACATACAGGTTTACCGGCTTTGGCTGCTTCGAAGTCAAAGGGTTTTAGATTCAATTTCTTTTCTTCCATATTTTCTAATTTTAATTCGGTTTCTACTAAAAATGAGTCTTTATCACAGGAGTCAAAATTACATGCTTGCTCTTTAAACAAACAGTGCACACATGAGTATCCATCAATAGACCTCAATCTTTGAAGTACTTTACCCTCATAAACAAAAGGCTCTCCGACCTTTTCAAGTTTCTTGAAGATTACAGATTTACCATCTTTTCTATTGCTTGATAAACATTCTCCTCTTATCTTAAATGCATCAATACAATGAATATTATTCTGGACAGTTAAATTACAATTCTCACATCCAAAAGATTTTGTATGAATACACTGATACCATTCTCCGTTGTACTCAAATATTTCTCCTACTTTTCTTTCCATATCTTACTGTATTTTAATCGTTCAAATTCTATTATCTCCTTATCCCATAGTTGGGCCACGAAATGTTCTAACTGGCAGCCCTTGGATTTTTCCCAACCGGGGCAAAGGCATATCGCATCGCATTCCATTAGTGCCTTTATATCGTTTCCCAGAAGTTCATGATAGGGTTTGTCCAAATCGGGGTTTACATCGAAGTCTATCGGTGTGACGACACGGTAACCTTCCCCTTCGAGGACTCCCGAAACGTATAGTATTTCACTTTCCACTTCATCGAAGTCCCTGCCGGTGATGGGTAGGGAGATGTAGATTTTCTTTTTATTCATTTTCAATGATTGCTTTATAATATTATCTGTTATCTCCATTTCCGCCAATCACACCCCTTTGTTTCCGGGAAGCTAATTTGGTATAGTTCATTTCTCCGATTTTTTCAAGCGTATATCCTAAGTCATGTGAGAGGGTAGCGATATACCAAAGCACATCGCCGAGTTCCTTTGCCAATTCGCATTTTATGCTTTCTGAGAAATCTCCGTTGTGGTCTCGTAGTACCTTTTTTACTTTATCCGATACTTCGCCGGCTTCTCCAGTCAGTCCGAGTGTCGGGTAAATTATGTTATATTCTCTCCGGTATTGAGCTGTTTCAAGTGCCTTTTTCTGATATTCATTCAGTGTCATTTTTATTCTCCTTTTTAGTTATAATATTGATTATCTCATTATGTTTGGTATTAAATCTTTGATGTATGCCCTGCGAACTATATTTACATCACGTAAAAAGAGGAAAAGACCTTGTTCGTCCGTAATCATATTTCATTTTAAATCGAATATCTTGCTTGAATCCCTAATAGAATCAATAGACATCTTGGCACTCATTTGCCCCATAAATTCAGCGAAATCCATCGCCCGATCCCAACTAGACCATCTATGAGTAATCTCTACTAGTTCAAAAGCATTTAGTAATACCAATTTTTCGTTTTTCTCTCTCAGGTCATTTACAGCATTTCTTACTCTGTGATAAAGCTTGCAATTATATCTTTTTGCGTTATACGGTTCCGCACCTTCTCTTGGTTCAATACTACGATATTTAACCGAAAACGAAGGAAGTTTATCTTCGCACATTGCATTATATACATCACTCTCTACCGGGCCATATGGCATAGCATAGAAATTATCGAATATATCCAAAAGGTCATCGCCTCCATCTTTCTTAGGAGCAGCAGCCAAAAACAGCAGCTTCATGGCTGTAAGTTTAGGAAACGGTTTGCCCTTAATCGTTTCATGATTATCCCGCCACTCCTCAAAAAGATGGAGCATATAATCAAATGCCTCTATTTTATCTACTTCCATAATTTCACTTTACCAGTTCGAAATCATACACAAATACATAGGGGTTGTTCTCCCATGTGCCTTTACCGCTTATCTTGTCGATTAAGTATGAATAAGCCCCTTGTGGCGTGCAAAAAGGATCTTTTTTTAATGTCGGAATATAATATGCGTCCATAAAATGGGTATCTTCACTGCCGACTTTGCCTTTTATTATTCCCTCTTTCAAACAATCTTCATCTGAAATATCTTGTAACCGTTCAGCACGTACATTAGTTATGCGGATTTGGTGTGGCATTAGCTCTGGCTTCACATACATTTTATTTGTCCAGCCTGCACCGTTTGGGAATAAATTAGGATTGCACTCATCATTGTAAAAGGAATTGTAGCTTTGAGCTATGGCTATGATTTCACCTACTTTATACGGGAGTCGGAATATGCTACCACCTTCCAGCTTTGCTCCATAACCACAGAACTCACAATAAACACTACCATCTTCGTTGACAACCAAACTCATGGGTTTGTCCTTCCAATATGCTGATTTATACCAACAATGTACCGTAGAACAGTCCTCCGGTTGTGGATTCATTATCCGCCTTGTCTGAGTTTTTATACCTTCAAGTACGGCTTGTGTGAGTCCGTTTTTATCATTGAACATTATTTTCTTCATATTTCAATCGCCATTAATTAAATCCAAATTATAAATACATAATCGCTATTAACTGTACGATTTATATCATTAGTCTCATAAAGCGAAGCTACTTTAATAAGTTTTGACTTATCTTCCACTTTTTCAAGTTCGTCAATCAATTCTTGTACTGTCATATTCTTTTCTTTTTAAGTCTTTCAACCTCTATTCCTCCTTTATAATTTCTTTCATGAAACAAATCCAGTGTGTATTAGATCGTTTGCCGGATATATGCCCGAATATTGGTTTTTCAGGTGTGAGTTTGAGAACTTCCGACACTTTGATGTCGGTCTCGTTCCATTTGAAAATCAAAAATCCTCCGGGTTTCAGGACTCTAAAACATTCTTTAAATCCCTTTGCCAGCATATCACGCCAATCTGAATACAGAGCTCCATATTTAATTTGTTGGTAGCCTGTTGGCGATGCTTTTTCGTTCAAACTTCCGTACATATCTGCCATCTTTGACTTTCCAGCATTCCTTAATAAGTGAGGCGGATCGAAAACTACCATCGAAAAAGATTTATCCTCATAGGGCATATTTGTAAAGTCGGCTTGTATGTCGGGATTTACTTCAAATAATCTACCATCGCATAAATGAGTAGATACCTTTCGAATGTCTTGAAAAAGAACTCTTTCGTCATGTTTGTCGAAGTAGAACATCTTTCCCCCACAACAGGCATCTAATATCGTTTTTCTCATTGCTCTCCTCCTTTCTTCAATTCAGCAATGAGGGCATCGGCACATTCTATTGCATATTGCGCTTGTGCCATTGTATTTTTGAATCCTGTTGTGTCATTGTTATGTTGTTCAGCAGAAGTCATCATATCTTTGGCTATCTCATACCTGCGTTGCTCCCAATCAATGTTCTTGTGTTTTTCTTCTTTAATAAATTCAAGCTCTGATTGCACGTATGTACACCAACTACGCTTGTTATCAACATATTGACGCTCCACTCCTCTTTTGGTGATAATATTTTCTATCCGTGATACCTCTATGACTTCGCCAGTCGATTTAATTTTTGCTTTCATTGTTCTCCTCCTTTCATAAGTCCGGTTTCTCTCATATCCGTATACTTTTTACTCTTATTTCCATTAACTCTAATAATGCCTTTCTCAAATCTCTATCCATGCCTACGCCGGAAACATTTTCGAAATAACATTGCCATACTTTCTTATGGCTGTCGAAAATGATTAACAGGTCGTGTAACCCGATTGTCGGCTTATGAGACAGTATCTCCGATACGATGTCTTCTAGGGGTTCTGTTGGTGATTCTTTTTTCATAACTTATTGTTGAAATAGTCTTACCCGTAGCCTAATTACTGTATGATCTACATCTAACAACCCTATCCTCATAAGTCACTGAGATTAAAAGTTTTTATTTCCTCCTCGGTGAACCAATATTTGACTTTGAGAGGCCTTATGCTGTAAAGCATTTCGTCGTAGCTATTCCTATTGTATATCTCGTCTAATCGGCTATATAGTTGCTTAGCTCTGTCTATGTCTTCATAGATAACTCGCTGAACTTCTTCATGAGAACAGTTGATAATATGCATCGAGAAAACATATACTTGGTTATTCCTTATGTCAAGATAAATAAATATTACAAGCGTCATAAAAAGAATGGCTAATCCCGCTATCAATGTTATTTCCATGTCATTTCTCCTTTCTTAATTTTACTTCAAATCATTCATTTCATATCCCATGTTAAACAGCCATTTGAGCTCTTCCCATTCCTCGAACGTGAGGCTGGTGGTTCTGATTCGTTCCCATTCCCGTTCCTTTCCCTCATGCCTTTTCTTGTCCTCATAGAACCGCAATAGTTTCTCTCTGTCGGCTCTGAATTCTCGAAGAGACCTTGTTATCACCATAGGGTCGAAAACTCCGTAGAACGTCCCGTAAAGCCCTTGCTTGAACCGCTGGAAGAATACCATGAACTCGGTGAGCTTGAAATCGCCATAGCCGGAGATGATGATACGGGCTATCTCCTCGTATTCCTTTTCCGTCATTCCGTCCTTGCGGACTCCCGAAAATTCGGCGAGGTCGAGAAGCTGTATTTCCAGCCACGACTCGGCGATGTGACTGCCGAACGTCCTCGACACACGGGCTATGCTCGGAGCCTTGCCGATAAAGCAGCGTTCGAGGCTCTGGCAATAGCGGCCTTGATTGTCGGGGCTAAAAAGGCAGAGCATATTCTCCCCCGTCTTGTAGGTTGCCAGTATCTCCCGTTGCCAGCTTGGTGGCGATGGCTTCTGCAAACTCTGCATATCGCTCCTGTTTGGTCTTGGAATTAGGTTTTTGATGGATTCCGGATTGCTCATCTCGTGCTCGTTTTAGTTCGATTATTAACCAGCGGGCAAAGTGTTGTTGTGCATCGCTGACGCTTTTTCTTGCAATACCCTCGTTTTGAAGTTTACGGATATATGCCTCGATATATAACATCGATTCGTTCTCGTCGATGTGGTTGTTCATCGATAGCGTTTCTATCCACGTTTGATTTGAGAGTAGTTCTTCACGCAGTTCTGTCAGTGGCTTGTCAACGTCTTTGCCAAAATCATCTTCTTTTTCTTTGCTTCTCGATAGAGAAGTTTCTTTTAAATCATTATCATTTTCATTATCATTATCATTATCATTTAAGCCCCCACTGGCTCGTTTGGCTCCCACTGGGTTATTTGGGGTCGAGTGGCTCGTTTGGCTCCCACTGGACTTTGATTTAACCGTTTCAGAGTTTTTGTCATTACCTCCTTTACGCCCGTTGTTCCGGTTTCTCTCGACAATGCCCTGATATTTGAGTTCATCTATCTCGAATTGATTCTTGAAAAACTCAAATGCCATTTCAATGTCCTCCTCTACCGTAACCTCCTCGCCAAGTTGATATTTGAATATTGCTCGAAACAGCCTGCCCAGTTGTTTGTCCGATAATTTCGATATGGGTTTATAAAATGATTTATAAATCAAAAAGCTGTCTTTCATTTATTCTCAATATTGATAGTGAATGCCCCCCCGTTCAGGGTCTTGTGCTTGTCAATCTCACCGGTTTTGCATAGCTCGTTTATCTCGGATTTGAGTGACCGGATAACCACCGACTGTATTTCGGTAAAGCTCGCTATGGAGGGCTCCTTGTTATTCTTTTTCTTTTCCTCGATAATGGAGGATATAACTTGCTTGGCTATAATCATGGCTATTCTTGTTTTAACAATTCTGGGTTATGAGAATACAGCCGGCAGGTACTTGTGCCGGTAAACGTTTTTCAGATAGGTTATCATTTGGTCGTAGCTCTTGATAAAGCCCTCGTTGATAAGGTCGGCGACTTTTCTTTCCAGCTCGTACAATTCCCGCTGTTTCTTTTCTTCGCCGTATTGGTTGCGGATATTCCTTTCATGCTCGTTGAACACAATCCAGTTCAACGCTTCGCCTACTTTCTGCATGGCTTGGGGCATGAAGTCTTTCCGAACGATCTTTGAAACAGCCGAGCCTAGTTTGTTGTAGGCATCGCCGGCTTCGTTGCGGTACTTTATCATTTCGTCATAGACGAATTTCAACACCTTAACTTTAAACGACGGGTTAATCCACATTGCAAAATCGATGAACAGTAAGGGCGACATCCAAACAGCTCCTGCCTCTTTGCTCCCGTCTTTGTTGGTTCTCGATTTATTTATTATAAGTATTTGATTTATAGGTTTTTCGGAATTCCGAATTTGATCGTCGTCATTTATAAGAGCTTTTATAAACTCTTTTGTCTTACTGTTTTCGAGATAGTGGTTAACATTTTTCTTGTGGTTGTTGCCTTCGTTCCACTGTTTCAACAATTCGGATGCACAGAAAAATCCGTCTTTGGTACGTTGGGTCACATCTATGTTACCCATTCGCCTTTTCATCAGTTGGTTCGTTTTCATAGCGTATTTTTATTTATTGATTTTTGATTGGATAAATTGCAAATACGAAATCCGTGTAGATTTTCGTTTTCTATGCACCAGCATAACATCTCGTAGGCGGCATCGATAATATCTTCATGTTCGGCAGTGACATAAATGTCTTTATAACAAACCTGTACAAGTAAATCGAATGTGCATTTTATCATTAAAGGGCTTGCATACTCATCAATCATTTGTCTGGGCAACAAATCCAAAATATCCTGCAAAGTGAATGTGGGTGCGGTTTCTGCCTCCATATTGTCAAATTTGTTTGGGACAATACCAAAAGCTAAACTCCAACAATTTTCCACCTCTTTCCCGTCAATTTTGGTAACTTTAACCCAACATGCACTTGCATAGTTTGTATTTAATCCAAGTTCTTGCAAGTGCTTCATCTGCTCTATTGATAATACTTGTTCGCTCATAATACTAAAATTTACATACCACAAGAAGGTGAATTTATGATGTTTTCGTTGTGGCAATATGTGCACATAGATGTCATTGGCGAATAAACTCTACCGCATTTAGGGCATATCCAGCCCTGCATACCGACAAATGTCTGAGCTTTTTCGAGTCTTGTCATCTCAATAGCTTTTAAGGCATCATCTTCTGAAACTCTACGGTATATATGCCCGCCTGCGCAATCTTCTACGCTTACCGATTTTATAAATTCTTCTGCTGTCATATCATTTGTTTATTTTAGATTCAACGACTTTGTATTTAATGGGCAATCCGGAGCAGGTGATGGCGAGCAGGGCAGAGTCCCTTTCTTCTTGGTTGCTGCGGGGGCTGTTAAACTCTATCCCGCTCATCTGGCACAACCGCTTCAATTCTTCATGGGTGATCTTGCCGTCTTTCCCTTGCCAGCACTTGCGCAATGGGGATTGCTCCATGACTTGTATTCCGTAATGCCTCAGCATTTCGACTATCTTGCGACCGGTCTCTTGGTTACGACCTACATGCTCGCCTTTCTTGGCTGCGCTCGCCCGTGTGTCTTTCGGTGACAAATGCCAGTTGGATTTGTTTTTCCAACCTGCCTCGACATATACCGCCACTCGTTCATCGTTTTTATTGCAGTGCTCATGAAGTTTTTTTATGCCCTCTACCAACAAGGGGAATGGGCAAACACTCATCTCCATTTTCATTTTCCTTGTGTCCAATACGGAGTAGCCGCTACGCTCCACGTCGGGGTCTATCCCTATCAATACATCGTATTTGAGTTTTCTGTTGTATGTGGCCTGTTCTTCCATTATATTTTGTCTTTTTATCAGAAAAGTTTCTTTTGTATAGATTCGCATGATTTGTCCGTGAACAGTTTTCGGAATATGTGGAAAAGGACATCTACGACGATACTGTTACCTGCCATCACATATTGCCTGCTGTCGCTTATTCCCGCATTTTGAATCTTGTTTATATCCGATTCGCTGACACCCATTAACCGGAAACATTCTCTCGGTGTCAGCCTTCTTATCTTTTCCAGACACAGAAAGTTATTTTCCTGCCACGAGTTGCTTGTTATCGCAGGGCATATCGTGTATGTCCCTCCTTTGTTGAATCCTCTGCTGCGTTGTATTATCTCGGGTTCCGAATATTCCCCCACGATTATCGAATTGTCGGTCGGACTTAATGCTCCGTTAGCTCTCAGACAATTGGCTGTGCCATCACTTGTTTTAGGCAACCATAAAAAGCCTGTTCCTTTTTTTACGTGAGCGATGTTGTGTCTTATGAAACCTTTTATCATTTTCTCGCTCAAAAAATACTTTTCGTCCACGTCGCATTCGAGAATGTCCCTCAATCTCTTTTCAATGGGTAAGGGTTCCGGGAAATAATACGATTCCGAGTCTCGTATCGAAATCATGAATACTCTTTCCCTGTTATGGGGAATGCCGTAGTCTTTCGCATTCAGAACCTTCGTATGGTTCGTGTACCCTAATTGGGAAAGGTATTGTTCCCATGCCGATAAAAAACACTTGTATTTCCTTCCGGTAAGGGACTTTACATTTTCCATGAGCAGGTATTTCGGCATCTTGGTCTCTATCGCTTTCTCGCATTCCCATAACAGGCTGCTGCGTGTCCCGCTGCCTTTCTCCAATCCCGCCTGCTTTCCGGCCGTTGAAATGTCCGTGCAGGGGAAAGAATATGTGAACAGGTCGAAGTCGGGAACTTTTGCCCAGTCTATATGGCATATATCCCCGAAGTTCCTGTCTCGGTATTGAGGATATACGGCATTATGGGCTTGTATGGCGTACTTGTCGATTTCCGACCAGCCGACCAGATCGTAACCGATTCCGAGCCGGTCGAGTGCCATGCACTGGCTGTCATATCCGCTGAATGCTGTAAAGACTTTTAATTGCATATCTTTCTCTTTTTGTTCGGCAGGCGGGACTCGAACCCGCATGATAGGAGTTTTCCTAAGACTTTCACTTAGTAGTTTTAATTTGTGAGGTTGCGCTCACCGTGCGATACTTTCGTATGCCTAAACTCGGAGGAGAATTGTCAAGCGGTAATTTTTATTTTACGGCTACGCCTCTACAAGCTGTGCCATTGCCAACCTATCTATAAGAGCTACACTTTATCGTATACCAATTCCGACACTGCCGATACCACCTAAAACACTTATGGCTTATTTCTCCCCGCAGTTCCTTCCTCCGTATGGTGCTCGACCACGTACCCGGTTCTGCTTGCGGGAATGTCTCACATTATGTCTTATTTTATGAATTTATTCATGTCGAATATCATTGAACCACCACCGGTAACTGTCGGTAGATTCCCGTTCCACTTCTCTATCATATTCTGCTGTATTATCAGAGTGGATAAGGAGGCTGATATTTTTCGGTTATATTCAGCCTCGGCATCTCCTTTTATTTTCAATGCGTCTGCCTGTCCTTTCGCTTCGGCAACCTTTTTCTTTGCCGCTGCTTCTACTGCTTTTACTTCATTTTCTATTTTCAAAGCATCTTGTACAGCCTTGTTTTTGGCATCTATGGCGGCAACCAAACTCGGTGGATATTGTAAGCCGGATGTCATTTGTTCGAGCTGGAAATTCTCTGCGAGCAACTCTTTGGACAGTCTGTCTTCTATGGCCTTCTCAAACTCTTCCCGTTTGCTGACCAGCTCGTCGGTAGTATAGGCATTTAACTGTATTCGAAATGCATTCTTTACATAGTTATATAGGGTCGTATTGATTATGTCGTCTAAATTGTCTTTTCTATATTTCACGAATACTTGTGCGGCTTTTCCGTCTACTATCTTCAAGGAAATGGTCGGATCGACAGAAAATGATGAACCGTCTTTGGCATTGATAGTGAACGGTTCATAATCTACCGTCTGGACAAATGTAGGATATTCATAAACAGCTGTGGTTATCGGATTATACCAAACTGCACCGGTAACCAATGCTACATTGTCAACGCCTTTGGAATCTCCATAAAGATTGACTTTAATGCCTTCGTATCCGGCATCTACTCGCTCGTAACAAGAGGTCATCGCCATTGATGTGAAAACGGCTATCAAGCCGATAATGAACTTACTTTTCATGTTTCTTTTTTAATTTGATTGATGTTAAACAATTGGTCTTTATTGAAATGGATAGTATGAAGCAAAAGAGGATACAACCTAATATGTTTTCTACTGTGCTAGGAGTAGAAATCATTGTCAATGACGCTGTGATACCGGCCATGAATAGTATGAACCAAATAAATATAGTTATGATCGTTCTCATTATATCAGGTCCATGATTTTTGTTTTCACAATTCCGTCCAACCGCATATCGTTAAGGCCTTGTCTCATGTGTTCTTGCATAAGGCGGTTGGCTTCGGTGATGTCTTTGGCGCAAACGAGGTTGTAGTACTTCGTTTCCTTTTCATTGCCGTTGTCATCGATGAATATGTCTATCAACGTGGCTTTGTAGAAGGGCTTGCCTTCTTCCTTCTCGTTTACTATCTCGACGACATTAGAGCGGGTGATAGAGATTACATCGCAATTTCCGTTGTATTGTTCCAGTCCTTTGGCTTCGGCCTCGGCAAATAATCCTACATCGGTGATGAAGTGTTCGACGACTTCTTTCATCTCTCCTTTGCTGTTCTCTTTTTCTACTTTCAGTTTGATTTCGTAAAACATCGCTTTTATTTTTTATCGGTTAAAAACTTCTTTGAACTTCTCGTCGAGGGCATTCAATATTCTCATTCGCTCAGCCGCTCTACCTTGATTATCAGTAGTGTAAATTCTCATTAACAATTGCTCTCGTGAGCCACAAAAACAGCCACATGTATAAAATGGAGCAACATTGGGATAGTTGTGTTTATACCAGATATGAGTAGTACCTTGTACTGACACATAGGTATCTTTTACCGTAAATTGAAGTTCTTCCGCTTCGTAATCGGGCTTGTTGGGATTTCTTGCCGCATTACTGCGGACAACACAGTCGCTATCCTTTGCCAGTTCTGTGAGCACATCGGCGGGGG